GGTTCTCTTCTGCAGTGCTCTCATTGTCAGTGACCAGAACATGCGCTGAGTTCGTGGCGTTCGTGGCGTTGGTAGAGTTCGTAGCGTTTGTCGCGTTCGTTACGGTCACGCCAGCAATGACAGTGTTTAGTGCTGTACCATTCACAGTGATCGCGTCAGCTTCCATCGTGCCGTCGATGTCACAATCGCCACTAATATCTAACGAAGCAGCAACGACAGCCGCAGATGATGTAATCGCACCCGTGACCTCAAGAGGCTTGTTCATCTCCCACTGAGTGCCAGTGTGATCGTACAGGAACGTAGCACTTGCACCGTCTACAGAGATTCCAGCACCATCAGCGGCAGCGGAGTCCCCAGCACCAGAGGCAATGACAACTACCTTATCGTCCACAGTGAGCGTCGTAGAGTTGATCGTGGTCGTTGTACCGTTAACGGTCAAGTCACCAGTCACAGTCAGGTTGTCGTTGACCGTGGTCTCTGACGTTGTGTGACCAATAGAAACGGGTACGCTGCTGGTAGCTGTACCAATGGTAATCCCGTTTGTAGTGTTTGAGTTGTCGATATTCAGCGTGCTGGTCGAGTCCAGCGAGATGTTGCTACCATCAACAACCAACGTTCCATCGATATCGGTGTTGTCGAGGTTGGAAACTCCGTCAACTGCCAGGTCAGTAGTGACGGCTACGCTTGCAGCAAACGTTGCCAGCTGGGCTTCGCTAATAGTCAACGCCGTCTGCAGGCCCGAGTCGTTGTTCGTTTTGATGATTAGTTGACCCTTCTCATCATCAGCAGTTCCGACGTGGCTCACCTCAACTTGGCCCAGGGCGTTGTTGCCATGGTCCTCAAAGATCAGCTTAGACTCGCAGCCGCCAGCTGTGTTCTCAGCGGTGTCGTTCTTAAGTGTGACGTAGGGTACCGATCCCTCGACTTGAAGCGTAGTACCTGGTGCGGTGGTACCGATACCCACACGATTGTTGGACTCATCAATGCTTAGAGTGTCGCTATCAACCTCGAGGTCGATAAGAACTGTTCTGTTGTCGTAAATCGATCCTGCCATGATAGCTCCCTACGCGCGCCAGTTGACGATAAGACGTGTGACCCTACAGGTACCTGTGTTCGTCTTAAAAGAGAAGTACAGAGTCTGATCATTATGTGTGGGGCCTACTGAAGTCTCAACTCCAGGTCGTGTGATCACACTTCCAGCGGTAGCGCTTCCTGCAGCTCCGGCAGGTAACCCGTGTACATCAGTTCCGACTGCCCAAGCGACGCCACCATCGGTCGCGGTAGTCAGACCCGTCGTAATCGTCTGAGTTGCTTCAGACGGGCCATGTCCGATGAGAGGCTCATCGCCTGCAGCATCTCTAAACACGGCCAGTCTAATGCTCGCGGCACTGCTTGCGATGGTGTCTACTTGGACTTCAATGCTGCTGATATACGTGGTCAAAGCGGGAAGCTTAACTGCAATCATCTCAGCCGCAGTGGGAGTTGCATCAATTGCCGAAGGAAGCGAAGTGACAACCGTCCCAATGCCAGAAGTTTGAAACCCGCCATAGCGTGCTACTTGGCTCATAATTTACCTCGAAGATGTGGGAAGAGTAACAGGGTTAGTAAAAAGTTGCATAGCCTAAACTCATACGAACTGGACACGCCATGGACGCAGCTGAGTTACCTCAGACATAATCAGCCACTGAGACCCATCGCTAAGTAGTTTGACCATACCATAGTCGTGGTTTATTTTAAGCGATTGACCAGTTTGAATCTTGTCTTGATCATTGGCAGATTGCACTGTGATAAAGCTCTTAGAGGCAGATCCACCTGAATCTTTGATCGTATACTCGATGTAGGGATCGACATCTTGTAGAGCTGGAAGGGTCAGTACAATCGCACCCTGACGAGTGTTGACGAACGTCATCAGGTTCTGCGGACGTATCTTGTACTGATGCTTGTCAACTACAGTAACCACACCTCCGGGTGAGCTCTGTTTAAGCTTACCTCGGAGAGTAAGGTTACCCTCTTCGTCTAACGTCGGTGTGTTCTGAGCGGGGCATGACAAGCCTGTACCATCAAAGCGCAGGAGGCCATCTTTTACGAGGGCTTCTTTTGCGACTTCTAAGTATCGGTCTCTACGTCCAGGCATTAGTCAGGCTTATCCGTTTCGGTTTGTCTCATCGACTGCTCTCTCTGTATAGTCCGGTCCCCGCGAGACTCTACCGTCTGAACTCCCGTAAAGTATCGAGCCCACCTAAGTAGCTCACCCCTTTTAGCGGTTGCTTCTACCTCAGACATGCTGTCGTCACTCAAGGGGTTGGCGTAGAGCAGCTTATTGACCTCACCTAAAACATTGTCGAAGACAATCGACCAGCGACCCGGAAACATGTAGGTCCTCGTTTTCTTGTACTCGACGCTTCCAGGTTCACCCTTAGGAGTGTAAATGTCATTCTCCGGCTCCAGCTGCAGAAGCCTCACACCCGGAAACACCGTTTCAAACAAGGGCACCAAGTTAGGATGCAACTTGCGCGGAAAGCCTTCTTTCCCCGTGACGATCTTAGCGGCTTGACCCAGCACAGGCGCACGCTCTAAGTCGACTACTTCTTTAAGAGGCGTCATCAAGGACACCTCAGACAGCGCCGTGTCGTCTCCAAATGGCTCAAACAAGTTGATCACCTTAGACCCCGCCAGCGTGTAAAACGCAACCATATTCGCCATATGCCGCATACCTGCGTTGATCGTAGAGTCAGGGAAGAACACTTCGGTGTACCCGTGGGGATCACCGCCACTCTTAGAAGCCGCGCGAATAGCACTGTAATAGTCACGCGTCGCCTTCTCTTTAAGCGAGAACGGTATCAAAACACCATCACGAGGACGCAAGTATGATGCCCGCTCAGACTTAGACGGTAGGGGTCGAACAAACTCTGAGAACGGTGCTGTTGATCTAGAGAACAGCTTCTTGCCGACGGCACTGTCAAACTCGTATCGAGAGCCTTGTACGACGTCCATCTGACGACCACGGAGCCACATGTTCATTCCGACGCGCACATCTTTAGGGACGTTACTGCCGTACTGATTGTAGATCTCATCCTTCAGCTTCATGTAGTCTTGATACAATCCGTCAGGTCCTGACTCTTGCAACGCGTCTGTGTCGACACCAAACTCGTCGGACACTGAGGACCACATGATCTCAGTGAGAGCATCAGCGCCGCGACTGGTACCACGACGGATGACACCCATCCTGTAGACACCCGCAGGGCTAAACAGTGTGTCGAAGAACTGCCGGTTCGCGTTCTTCTGGAAAGCCCAGAACGGAAGCGCAAGGCTGACAAGCCAGTGGCGATCCATCTTCGTCATACTACCCGCATAGTCATACAGAGCATCAATGGTAAAACGAGCCGCCACTCGAGGCTCCATGCCCGTCTCCATCAAGGAAATCATAGCACCTAAACGCTCACGTTCTCCCCACGCCTCAGATGTGTCAGCCACAACTTGAGTCAAGAAGTCATTAGCGCTCTCCGCAAAGTCTTTTGCTCGTGACATCGACCCACCCTGAGCTTTTATAGCCTGGGTGTTGGTGTCAATCATTGATCGACCCGCGCGCTGTACGGAGTTGGTCAGCTGGGTTGTGTCGAAACTCGCAAAGATACCCTCTTGAACTGCGACGTCCCTGATCTCTTTGTGCGAGTAGACGTTGCCGCCGACCCTGAAGAATCCCTTTTCGCCCTCTAAGATGGGGTTGACCTTGATGTGGTACTTAGACTTGGCGAACCAATCAGCGAGCTGGTCGCCTCCCTTCTGAAGGGTCTTACGCAACTTCTCAGCTGCGTCAGGCTCCAGCACTTTTGCTCTCGTCAGAGTGTCTATCGCACGGGCCAGACCCGGAAGCACCATTACATCTTGAGTAGCCAGCCTAAGTGTCGATGCAACTGCAGGCTGGAATCCGTTGATCATCGCCATCTGAGCAAAGTGATCAATCGTATTCATGAGGAAGTAACGCTGACGGAGCATGATGCCACCGCGTGTCATTCTTAGCTTGTTGTACCGAAGGATAGCACCTTGTATCCCCTTGATGTTGTCTTCTGCGCTAACGACATCAGGGTCGATACCACGAGCCAGGGTTTGAGACAGATTGTCTCGAGCTGACTTAGGGATGTAAAAGCTACCTCCCAGTAGCTCGTCCTCGACAAAACTCTCGCTCATACCGAATCGAGAAACCAGCTTCTTAACTGCGGGTACAGCTTCAGACGGTATGTCCTCTCCGTTAACCCACTTAACCATGTTAACGTAAGTGTCTTTGTCTACAGCCAATCCGAGTTGAGACCACAGCTTACGAGCTCGATCAGCGTGCCCGTGCGTTCCAATCAGAACCGCTATACGCATAGCAGAAGCTCTGTCGTAGAGCTCAGTTACGTCACCGATTAGTCCTTCCAGCTGAGCGCGAGCACTACCCGCAAACTTCTCACCGCCTCGCCGACTGTGGCCCATGTGGTACAAAACCGTTTCGGTAAACTGTACCCAGTCTTTAGGTACGGGGTTGTCCATTTTGGCGGTACCAGGTGCTACTGCCTCGAGCATCGCGCGAAGAAACTCAGGAGCTGAGGTCGATCGGAATACGCTGTTAAATGCCACCTCTGCGTCAACCTTAGAGCCCTCTTTACCCGCCGTCACAACGTTACCAAAGCTAAACGCCTCTAATGATCCACCATCTGCTGTGTGCTGAACAAGGTCGATCAAGTGCTGCATGTTGGGGTTGTTCTGCGACATGGTCGAAAAGAACTTATTTATCTGCGAAAACACAGAGGTAGCAGAGTCGTGACCTGATGTGAGAACATCACGTCCACCCTTCACATACGTCACGTTCTTACCCGTCAAGAAGTCCAGCAAGTTTGCAGTGCCCTCAGGGGTGGTGGCCTCTCCCACCAAGCGGATACTTTCAGCTGTACCCTGCTTTACCTGACGAGTTGCCGTCTCGATGCTGTTTCGTATGACGGGATGTAACCCCTGTAAGCCCTTCTCAAGAACAACATCCCCGCCTATGAACGAGCTTTTAACTATCGCTCTAATCCGATTAGACGCGCCGTCGCCTCTCAGAAGCTGCTCAACACGCTGTGATGGAGACAGACCCCTGACCGCGTTGTTAAACGAGGTTGTCGCAGCTCCAGCTCCGTACGAGATCGATGCGAGAGCGATGTCGGCTCGCATCTTGTTGCCTAAGTCAACAAGGTCTTGAGAAGAGAACTCAGACCCACCTAAGCTACCGTACTCGGAGAATACAGACCCCTCGAGCTTGATAGACCCAGTATCCTCAAACTGCTTGATCAGCGTCTCGTAGTCTGCGCCATCAATACCTAAACGCCGCGCTTCTTCAGATATAGACTTGATAAGATTGAACGTGTCGTCATCGGGACCAACCAGCGTCTTCTTTAACATCCTTGTAATGCGAGGTAGCAACGGCTCATCCGGCTGAGCTACCACTAAGAGGTTGTCAAACACCTGCTTCATCTCAGGAGTCACCTTAGCGCTGGGTGACAAGTACCGAATAGCCTGAGTCATGAACTGCTTCATGCTCTCGAATGCTGACCTCAAGTCATCGACGGGAGGATCGCCGTCCTTAATGTACTGCTCAAATGCTTCTGCAAAGAACTCCTCTGCTTTGCGTACTTCGTCAGGCTCGCCAATAAAACGCCCGGCACGCACAGTTACATCAGCACCGAGAGACTTGACCCACCCACCGACCTTCTCAAAGTCTTCCGCATCGAGGTCACGTCGGAGAATGTGGCCCATCTCATGAATCAGAGTAGTGAAGTTAGGCTGCTCGAGCGCGTAGATAATGGCCTTACCATCTTCCAAGAACTCAGTAGCACCCTTGGCCAGGTCGTCACCGGTACCCCCCTCAAAGTCCCGGCCAGTCTGATACAGAACGCGCGGGTCGGTCGGGTCATAGGTGCCGATGTTAAACGGAGACTTGATTTGTTCGCTTTTGAATGGAATGTAAACATCACTGACAATGTCGCTTGCGGGGTCATCCTTCACATTCTTGAAGATTACGCCATCGTGACCAGCACGACGGGCTTTAGCAAACTCACCGGCTATGTCATCAATGCTTGAATCGAGCGGGGTAAAAAACGCCGTGGGGTCAAACTCGATAACCCGTGGATTTTTTATACTCAGGTACATAGGCATGACATTTGCACCAGAAGTTATGGTGCGGGAGCCTCCTGTATCCGGGGAGATGTCGACTCCCCTACGTCGAGCCTCTTTGAACTCTCTCCCCCCGTATGATTCCGCGTATGTGCTTGCGACTTCGGGGCGACTCGTAAAGTAAAAACCCTCTGCTGAGTCTACGTCACGAGTGGCCTCACTAAGAAACTTCTTATCAAACGCGTCAAAGTCACCAGTAGTCCCGTGGTAAACCACCAACGGCTCACCCGCCTCATCGACTACCTTGGAGTCACCAAACCACGTCTTGAACTCAGGCGTGTCGGTCTTAGCGGCGACGGGCTCGGCTGCTTTCTTAAGCGAGTCAGCCTCAGCCACATACTGGCGTACCATAGCGCCGTCAGGAGCTCGAACCATCTTGCGAACAAGAGGAACGCCCTCAGAGATCAAACGCTCATAGACAGCAACCGCATCTCTACTGGGAGAAACATCACTGGCAAAGCCAAAGCCCTTATCACGAGCGTACTCCAAGGCGTTTCGATAAAGGTCAGCGCCAACACCACGTCCCCTCAGCTCCTCAGGAATGCTTACAGCATCAACAGAAAGCGCACCGTCCACAACCCTAAAGGTAAGGCCCTCACCGCCAGCTGCGCGAACAGCATCAGTGGTCAGCTCTACCAGACCCTCACCGATCTCCTTGAACTCAACCCCAAGCTGACGCTGTACACCCTGGAAGAATACCTCTGCGCCTTCACCTGTCGCGTCTAGCTGGTCACGGGCTAATGCCGGGGTAAGTCGCTCGGTGGAAGGTCGGGACCGACTGAGTCCAAGTTTACGACTTTCTTCTGGCTGTCGTACGCTGATTCGTAGAGTAACTCCATAATCTTCTCGGGCGGCAAGCTCGATAAGTCGTCGGTTGGCTTCTTCGGTGTAGGCGACTGCCCAGTCTCGGTTTGTAAACCCTGTTTTGTCTTTGGCTGCTTGGATTCTGGCACGGTTTGCTTTCCTTCTTGAGGGTCCGAGTACAAAACTACCGACGTCTTGCTTCCAAGCCCCGGTTTTTGCGAAGCTAGCGTTTCTTATTCTACCAGACTGGTCTAAGCTGTCAACTAGATCGTCGGTCATGTTGAGCTTGGTATTGATAGCTAACTCGCCCCAGCCGTCAGGGGCTTCGATTTTAATCATCGTTCCGTCAGGCCAAACAACACGCATCTCGTTGAGGTTGTTGTACGGCATAAACCCTAAGTCAGCTGTGCCGCCTGAGAACCAAGAGTAGTTCGGGTGGTTATGCGTAAACTGGGTGAACTTACCTAAAGAAAGTACCCTAAACTCATCCGCCGTGAACGGTACTGACTTCTTAGTTCCCTTCGATCGGAAGAAAGAAACACCGTCAACCCAACCCGCACCATACTCAAAGTTGTAGCCGCCAATGGCCTGATCGACTGAGTCGACGTCCATACCAATGTTGATAGGCCCCACTTGGAGCGCGTGACCAATCTCTGTGTCTTCAGCTGAGCGTACGATGACGCCATCATCGACTAACTTTTGAAGCGCGGTGCCCGTCACACTTGATAGATCGTCTCCCTCAGAGACAGCCTTACCGGTAGCTTCGTCGATTATCTTCCAGCTCTGGGGCTCTTCTACCAGAAAGCCCAGCTCTTCCAGTTCATCCAAGGCTTCTTGTATTCGCTGAGGGGGAGGTCTGCCAAGTGCACCATGTAGAAATGTAGGGTCTATTTTCCAGTCGCCGTAATCACTCCCATGTTTAGGTAGCTTGCCACGGAATAACCCTGGTCTTGCTCTACCGCTTATCAGAGAATAGACAAGCTCTATCTCTTCGTCAGAAAAGAGCCGATTACCTGATTTGTCAACGTAATCCTCAAGACCTGCTGCCCTATTGCGCAACCCGTATTCTGGGGCATCGTACTTTTTAGCCAGTATCTTGACGAGTTTACCCCTGATCAACTGCGGGTTGCCGACAAGCCTGGCTACTGTCCCACCTACACCGGCAAGTCTGTAGCCCGCAGGAAGCGCTGCTTGTGCTTGGTAGGCGGGGTGGTAAATATTAGAGAACACATTTCCTGAGTTCTCGAATCCAAACTTCGTAGCAAAGTCGCTCTTAGACTGGATACCCTCAAGCCGAGACTGCCACCATTGCTCCTTGGGTCGCTTAGTCTTCTGGTGCCATCTGTCAGCGGCTAAGTCAAAGATGCGAGCAGCGTCAATCGCCTCATCCTTACTTACACCGAAGAACTTAATCGCCTGATCCATAAAGCTGATGCCTTCGTCAGACAGCTCTTGGATCTCCTTGACCTTAGCCACAGCCTCAGCAATGATCGGTGAGCTCTTTACACCCATCTCTCCGTGAATCAGAGATCGATCGAACGCATGAGCAATCGCACGGGACTCAATGTTAGTCTTGATGGCCTCTTCGGCACGATCTACAAGCTTAGCCATTGTCTCAAAGTCACCGGCTTCCTCGATAGCTTCGCGTGCCACTACCAGCATCGTATCGGTCAGGCCAACGTCGTCGGCTGAACCATAGACGCTGTCGAATAGTTTCTTGCCGTCTTCACCCAAGCCTGAAAGAGCTTGGTCGGCGGCTTTTCGTACATTTTTTACCCAGTCCACAGGGTGACGCGCCAGAAGTGTGTAGTCTTCCAACGCTTTTGACACGGCACGTGCCGCATCAGGCGAAAGCTTTCTTATGTCGTCCGTGAGCTCGATCAGAACTCGCGCAGGGTTACCCTCTCCGACCATGGCTTTACGTACGAAGCGAGCGTAGATGGCGCTGTCTTTGGCGTTGATAAGAGCACGCATCTTACCTACTTCGTCGAGCTGGTCACCGTAGTTGTAGACGCGACGGTACTCAATACCAGCAGCCTCTTGGAAGCTACCTTCTTTGACATTAGCGCCACCCTGTCGAGCCTGCCTACGGCGAACTGAGGGGTGAAGGTTCATGCGCTCATCACCAAGACGACCAGGAAGGCTGTCAGCCAGCTTGTTACCCTCCTTAGTCGCCAAGATATCCGGGTTGTCTCTACCGAGCCGTCGAGCCGCGTCAAAGTCAGACTGGTCGACTCGATCCATCGCGACCCCTGCCTTTTGGCGTATTTCAGCAGCAGCCTCCCCGCCTTCAGCGAGAACCTTTTTCTCTGCGGGAGTGATAACGGAAGGCGCTAACGCATCTATCTGATCAGCAATCGCGATGCCCTCATCTACCAACGAGCCGTCACCTCGAGCAAGACCCTCAGCCAGTTTCGTCGCCGCCTGCTCGTGTAAGTCAGCAATCTGAGTCAGCTTTTTTGCGTTAACAAACTTACCCAGTCGTATAGCTCCCTGCTTGTACGCACTGGCAGCGCCAAAGGTCAAGTCGGGCATAAGCACCGACCCTAAGAATCCAGCAAAGCCCAAGCTGACTTTAGCTGCCGTATTCGTGCTGGCTAAGTCTGAGTCAACTGCCGCCTCGAATAGGTTCCTGCGCTTAGCCACACCACGCAGCATTCTCTGACCCAGATCCGCATGGTCCTCAGTAAATGCCCCCACGAGGGCTGACTGAATCAAGTCGTTGATCTCAAAGCCCCATTGGAGACTTCCCTGGGATCTGAGAATAGGCTTGCTGTCTCTATCCAGACCTACAATCTCTACCGTGGGTAAGAACGCCTCGCCCCAGCTGACGTCATCCTTAGGCTTGCCGTCTTCACCCACAGACCCTGGGTCACGGTATCGAACAAACGCGGGTGCCGTCCACATCCCGATTGTCTTCCACGTTGCAATCTCTTTTTTCGCCCGTGACGACGCTCGTGTGTACGCTTCTTCGTACCGAGAATGGTCGCGTGTAATCCCCATGTCTTTGAGAATGTTCTCTGCACGTTTCGGGACGTACTGCTCTGCGCCCTGCTCCGCGTCTTTGTACTTGTCGCGTAGCTCAATCATCCGCATCATGCGCTTGTCGCCCTTCTTGGCAAGCTCTTCAAACGCGCTGTTAAGCGCCACCAACTCGCTATGCTGGCGGTCCCCAGGCTGCGTCATGTTCTTGACGTCTTCAGAGTCAGTACCGAAGAACCCTGCGACACTCTCTGTGTCAACCTTAGAATCCTCGTTCGGCAACAGTAGCTCAAGAGGGGTCTCTCCCGTCTTCTCTACGGTGCGGCCAATCTTAGCCTGAGCTCGGGCCTTGCCCAGCTGCATGATAGTTTCGCCACGTAAGGCAGTCTCACGCTGCTTCTCAGTCGTACCCGCAAGTGTGCGTGACTTAAGGCCCTCTATAATCTCGACTCTATCCTTACCCTCTCTCAGCTCAGAGAGGATCTTAGAAGGCTCGACCTGGAGCGTGTCAAGTTGCTTACCAAACTCTTCCTTAGTAAGACCTGATCGCTTACCATATCTGTCGATTGCTTTATCAAGAGTTTGTTTATCGAAAGACGGATCCGATCTGGTGCTGTGCGATTCTATATCGATCGAGCGGACGAAGTCACCTACGTCTAAGTCTCCGACCATGTAGGGGTCGGTCATCTTCTTTACGACTGACGGGTCTAACTTCTTCAAGTACTTCGCGGGTATCTTAGCTTCCTGCGGCGCCTCAACCTCTTCGGCATCTGACGTCTTTTGATCAGCTGGATTAGGTGTAGGCTCAGCCATGCTTAGTCCTAAGTGTCAGTCTTTATAGGTGAGGTCAAGGCTAACGCATTATCAGTTGTGTCACGTTGTTTTTGCACATGCTCTGCTATGCGCTTCAAATAGCCAAGTTGGGTCTTTTCGGCGTTTATCTTAGCCAACAAGTCCTGAGACTTTTCGCGGCTCCCCTCAAAATTTATCGGCTCATCGGACCCCGCTGCAGTCTCAAGTATGTCGGGTATGAGCGCCCTTACATCACCGATATGAAACTCTTTTCGGTCCTTCGGAGCAACACTACTTCTCAAAGACGGGAGCAAACCCGAGTTTTCTGGGTCTGTAAACCTCCCGCCGTATCCCATAAACGGGGTGTTCCTAAACTGCGTTTCTAGCTTTTTAACCCGAGCTTCTTTAGCCTCGACGGCTCCCATAGCCCCCGTATCGTCGGGGTTATCGGGGTCACCTTTCAGAGATTTGTCGAGTGAATCAAGCTTCTTCGTGAGCCTAGCAAACGCCGCTTCTTTAGTACTGTAGGTACCGAATCTGGGCGAGTTAGGGTTTGTCGCCTTTACAGGTTTTGTGCCTGTACTTGGTAATATAAACCCTGCGGGCTTGATCTCTGTATCGACCCTCATCGGTCTGAGCTCGCCCTTGTTGATACGCAAGCTACCTGCACTTTCAGTGGGCTCTGGAATCGTAAAGGGTTCGTCGCTACCAGGTGTTCGAGTCTCACCCGTAACCGACCGTACTTCTCTACTGGGTAGCCTCTTACCTGACGCGTTTAGCTTGCGCTGCTCTTCTTCCGTTAGAGGTTTGCCCTTAGGCGGGGCCGTAGTCGTAGGCGGGGGCGGGGCGTTACCCCTACCTTTACCTTTACCTTTACCTTTACCTTTACCACCCGTGCCCGTTTCCTCGTCGGTGTCCTCGTCGGTGTCGGTGGGGGTCGGCTTTACCGCTACCTCTACCGGATCATCAAACATGGAGTCGTCTGCTCTTTTCGCCATTACGGACTGTCCTCTTCGTCAGACCTACCAGAATCTGGGGCCTGTGTTGCATCTTTCCCCTTCTTCTTTTTCTTGTCTTCGGGGTTGGGGTTTGTAGACTTCTTCGATTCGTCAGACTTCTCTGTCTTGACTGTACTCGCCGCCTTAACCTCGCCCGCTGTGTTGAGATCAGTCTTACCGTTAGCGTTCTCCGGTGTAGGTGACCGGGGCTCACCTTTCTTCTTTGCGGCTGCAGCTGCGGCGGCAGAGTTAGCGGGAGGTGCACTACGACCATAAGATGACGTACCTCCGGGGTCCGTGGCTACATCCTGCACACCACCCTCTTCGAGACTGAACTCTCCGGGTAAGGGCGCTTTCGACCGATCCTTTACGGCAGCTGCTGCTTTAGCTGCTTGAGCTGGAGGCTTAGGCTCACCTGCGTCCGCTGCTTCTTGTGCAAGAAGCTCCCGCATGAACTTCGCGTCACCCTTCTGGACTCGGTAATCAGGAAGGCGATCACCCACAAAGGTATCAGTGACGCCCTTAGGGATGATCCGCTTTTCACCGCTTCCCTCGTAGTGGGTTTGCTCCCGTGCTTTCTTCGTCGCAACGGCAGATACGGGTAGAGCCCCGCTGGGACCTCTCTCAGTGTCTATTCCCTGACCTGGCTTAGGATCGGGGTAAGTACCCTTGTATCGCTCAGGAATCTCAGAGTCTCTGAACGTGATCCCCATTGATGTGTACGTTCGACCCTTAATCAACTCTCGCGGCTTGTCGGTAGTCTCGACACCCTGACTAGAAAGGAACTGCTTACGTCCTTGCTGGAGCAGCTTCTCAGTCTCTTCAGGGCTACCAGAGTACCCCAGGGCACCCACTGTAGACACGAGCTCGTCAGAGAATGGACGCGACTTTACCTTCATGTCGCTGTACATCAAGACGCTTTCTTCTTCTACCTTCTCGCCGTCATCGCGAGTAAACGACTTGTATTTAGTCGCCACTTGGGAGGGTAGATCCATCACCTTGCCGATAACAGCAGGGTCATCTACCTTAGTCAGAGCTTGAGTGTTGTGGTCGTAAGCAAAGACAACATCACCAAACCGGACATAAGCTTGCCGCTCTTTCTTATCGATTACAAAGCGCCCGACTTCTACGTCAGCCTGAGCATTGGCCCTGTCGTATTCCGCCTTACTCATGTAGCCTTCATCTTGGTCGAGGCTACGAGTAGCGTACACACCCTCAGCTACTTCCTCTGAAGGTCGGGTTGCGGTAAGGTCACCCGTGGCTTCCAGCTGCTTAAAAGCATCCGCCATCTTGCGCCGACGTACAGGTGACCCCAAGGCAGCACGCCCACCAGGTAGCTTCATCACGACGTCGACAATGCCGATCTGATCCTTGTCAAATACCTTAGTGCCGCCACTGAGCGGCAAGATACGAATCTGACCTTCTCGATCGCTGGCGTGTACGGGTTGACGGAAGCCACGGCCAATGATGTTGCCGTCCTTGTCACTGATCTGAACGATCTCATCCGTAGTCTGATTGAGCATCAGTCCGTAGTCGCCCGGCTGCTTAGCTGACTCAGAGAACCACTGCCCAACTGCCTTCTCGTCATTCGGGCCAGGCATGTACTTCCCGGCTTCCGTTTTGTAGCCAACCGCAATGCCGCGATCATCAGCCCACCGCTGGAACTTCTCCGTCTTTACAAGTGACTTCCAGTTCTTCGACTCTCCGCCCAGCTCGCCCATCAGCCGCGTTACTTCACCTTCAACCTTCTGGATAAGGGAATCCCTCTCCATCAGGTCCTGTTCTGCTTCCGCCACCTCAATGGGGTCGATCTCAGCCTTCGCACCTAAGTCGACATTGACTGACTTAAATTTCTCTCGAGCATCAGCAAATACGTTGTCAGCCTCTTCTTGGTTTCCCTGCGCGAGACTCTTTTCAGCCTTAGCTAACAGCCCCTTTACCTGATCAAACCCATCCAAGGCAGTGGTCATCGACTCCTTGCCCTTCTGGTACTTCTCAATCATACCGCCAGGGCCGATTAACCTGGTTCTCGTGTTGGTCTGAATCCGGTTTCCGAGCTCCGTTAGTATGGCCTCGCCGTTTTCGTCGTACTGAACATTACCCTGCTTGTCTACTTGGACGACGGGCAGCGCCCTGTTCATTTCACTAAATGTCGAGACAAACCGTGGCGAGTCCATGCTTATGGGTATCGCACTGTTAGCGATAGATCCGGCTACCGTTCCCCACGCTATAGCGGGGGGACGGTTGATAGCCGCGGCCCTAAACGCACCGATTATTTTAGGGTAAGCGTTCGTAGTGTCTGCATGGTAGTCAGTCCAGCTCTTTAGAGCCGTCTCCGTGAGACTGTACATCCCCTTGAGATTTTCCTTCTCAAGACCACCTTCAATCTTATCCGCTTCAGTCTGGAACTTCATCAGAGCCGCTACTCGGCGCTGATTAGCGTTAATCGTTGCAATCTTCTGTTTAGCGTATGTCGACCGCTTAGACTTTCTCTCAGACTGAAGAAAGTCGGCGTAAACATTTATTAACTGACGAGTCTCGCTCTTTTTATCTGTAGGTAGGCTTTCTGTAGCTGCACTGTACGCCTGAAACTCGCCCCATGAATTACGTGCCATCTTATTTCTACCCCTTCTTCGGTTCTTCATCAGTAGCGTCAGCTACGTCTTCTGCTTTCTGCTTCGCGGCCATGTCTTTCTGAGCCTTAAACTTAGCGGCTGCGCCGAAGAGTTCTCCGGCTGCGGCTCCGTACGCGTCTGTCTTAGTCACTGTAGGAGCTACCGGGTCTGCCTGCTCTACAAGCCCTTGACCCTGCATGAAGCTGAGCTTCTGCCGATCAATGTTCGCCCCTGATATAGCATCTTCTACACCCTGAAGACCCTTGTTCCTCTGACCCGAAAGTATCTTGAGTGCCGCGAGCTGAGAGCCTCCACGAGGACCACCAGCCATACCTCTACGTACGTCTGCTTCAAGCCCTCTAGTAGCTCCATAAGTGCTCTGCGCGGCTCCTGCCCGCATCCTTTCAGCCTCACCCTTAGAGATGCCCTCTGGATTAAGCATCTTACCGAAGCCAGTATCTTGGATACCCTTCTGCTCTTTGTACAGCTTCTTCTGCTGCTTCGCCGTATCGAGATTCTTCTTTAGAGTAAAGGCCCCCTTCGTGATGCGGCCAACCGCTTCGAGGGGGTTACCCCCACTGCCTCCCTTCAGAAAGTCAAACATGCCCATGGGGTTATCCTCCGTCGATCTCAATCATCTATAGAAACGTGACTACACGCGCACCGCGTACCCCAAAGTCAGCCTTCGCGTTTAACATCATATGATGTTTACGTAGAGACTTCGAGTACTTTAAGTAAGCGTATCGTGCTTGATGCTCGTAGGGGTTAGACCGAGTCAGAAACACCTTCAGTGCCAGCTCGTGCCACCCTCTTTTAATGCCGTGTGTAGCGCTCGTGTACGACAAACCTGGTGTCAGCATCAAGTGATGATGCCTCTGCACAGCTGAGTGAGCTTCAGTCTGAACCCAGCGACGATAAGGTTTCTGGTACCGGTAGAACTTGTGAAAACCCCCATCTTCGGAGGGCTTACCCGCAAGATTACATGCAGGCCAAGAGCAGTTTGGAGGTGACTCTCTATAAGTGTTGTCGATGCTCACACCGTCGTAAAAAGCCTGCGTCACAACGTGAAGATTAGATGTAACGTCTTCGTCCCTAAAGATGTCTGTTTGCCCCTCAGCCACAAACCAAGCATTGTGAGACATAAAGAACGACCACTGCAAAAATCCCACAGTGACATCGTAAGGCTGGTACCACCTAATACCGGCCCCGCCTACAGTCTTAAACTGCCGATCTTGGTTAGCGGGAGACGTCCACTGCTTCGAGTTTCCTCCAATCGCGTCACCATAAAAAGCAGTGGGCTCAAGGCAAGTCTCGCCTCGAGTTAGTACGGCTTGGTCGGGCATAATCATGTGCCGTTTAATCTGAAACTCAGACGACGTAGATGCACCACTCAAACGATCAGTAGTGATCGCTCCAGCATTGACGCTGTTCTGTACTTTTAAGATGTTGCCATTGTGGTCACTCGCATCAAAAGGAGAGCCATCTACGTAGCTATAGTCGAGTATGACTGAAGACATAAAGACTAATCCTTCTTACGCTTAAGATTGAGCATCGACATACTGCATATACCAAACTCAAGCATAGGTGCCTGTATTGTGTACTCTCTGGGGAAACCAAAACGCATACCCGTCTCGAGCTCTTTTGGTTTCCCCCTACTCCAGAAGTAATCCTGCCACGTGTCAGACCCGCCATGTTCCGTACATGCAGTGCTTGTAGAAAACACGCCGATGTCGCCTATCTCCCATGAGGGGCTACTATCACCTGTAGTGGTGCTGGGGGGCGCAAACATAGTGCTGCCATCAAGAACAAACATCAGACTGGCATGAATACCGTCGTTCCATTTCTTCGCACCGTCGTAGAGATTCCTTCTATCTTTACCGCCTTTCTGGGCTTCTTCATAGCCTGCATCAAAGTCTTCAGCCTCCAGCTCGTCTGGTAAGACGAGACTGAGGTTGTAGTTGAGATTACGACCCTGCCAATTGTGCCCATTAAAATGAACGCGTGACGCTCGATCGAATCGCCATGTCTTATCTTTAGAGGTGTCGTTAATCTTCGTGTTGTACTCTCGATGACCGATGCACAGATTAGCTATCGAATCTAACAAGCGTTCTTTCATGGGTACGTTGCCGCGAGGTACGATCCTCGTAATATCAACGTCGGCAAACACGAGCAACAAGCTGGAAGATGTCATTTCTGGACTGGAGTTAGACACCATCATCAAGTCCCCCTTCAGAGACTGAAGCATCCTCCAACCTACGTTATTCGCCAGAGTCGGTGAGTCAGAAGAGTTGATCCCGCCTAAGTCCATACCATGAAGAGTCTCGTAAGTGTCCCAGCCCCAATAGTTGTCGTTCTGACCGGATCCACCAGGAAGAACTGTAAACGACGGTCGGTCTGCAGTTACAGTCTTACGTGCGTATGCTTGAACAATACTTGTTAAGTGCTCTTGTCGTATCGAGTTGGGTTTAATAGCGACCGCAGGTATGTCGTTACAGAATGCCTCTAAAGTTTGAGTCGGTAAGTTCATGCTAAGAGGATCTTCCGTCGAGAACGGCTCCAATGATCTTGCACTTAAAGACTGCTGAGAAGACTGGTCACGAGGAATCTCAACCACAGAAAGCTGTCGGTTAAAGACAGCAACAACGTCATTCGGAAGATCAAGGTCAGATTCAGCCGCGTTCAGTCTACGGGCAACTATCTCAATCTTATGAGAACCAGAGCCAGCGCGAACAACAGTGCTAAGGCGAGTACCAAAGATCTCAGGGCCTATGCCAGCTGCACGAACATCAGGTTGGCGTGTGCCCGGCATCTTCTGATTTATACTGCCGCCACTTGGCGTCGAGTAACCCGCATCGTAGTCGTCGGTGTGCACTGCATCGTCGTCCATTAGACGGGTGGTTATGTGCCTTGCGCCCAGAGGTGTTCGCGAGTGTGTGTTTCGCTTCCCAGTGATGGTGTCTTCCATTATCTGACCATCCACTCGAAGCGCAAACTGGATGTCAGCTGGGCTCCATCCCATCGATACGTGGTGATGCCCTGCTCTGTTAGGGTTTTGTATCTCCATCGCAACTGGGGGTACAAACCTTACGTTGTTATCGCGGTGCGCATACAGACCCAGTGCTTCAGGATCGAGAGCCGGGTTCTCTCCGAGACCTAGTGATGCAGGCATCATCGCGGGATCGATGAACTCGTCGACCGTAACTCCAAACCCGTTTCTAAAGTACTGAACAAACGCGTTGATCCAGAGGTCTACCTCTCCTACCGAAGACGTCTCGACGTATCCGTCAACCTGAACAGTTGTAGGTCGAGCCGCCCCCGTTATTGGATCAGATGGCAGCTGCTTCTTTACACCGTCACCTAAAGGGACCCATCCCCCGCCCTTACCGATGATTCTCACATTCTCCTGGCAGTAGTCTACAACCTTAAGGGTTTCGTCCTTAAGGGAGTAGGCGGCGTCCAAACTCTCTGAAGTAGCGTCTCCGTCTCCGTCACCCACAACTTTGTTTAAGAAGTTAGGCTGAATCGAAGCAGCAGCTTCATCCGGTGAATGGTTTAAGTAAGGGTGCGATATGATCTCTACGTAGTGATGCGTGACGTGTGCATCCTCATGAGTCTTTGCGTTCGCTACGAAGTCAGCCGCATTTAAGTTGTGCGCGTCAATGTTGCCTGCAAACAAGTCAGTGTAAGGCTGAAAGTCTTGGTTCATCTCTACGGGATCTAAGACATCACCTGTACGCAGGAATCGTTTACGGAAGACTGAAGGCATAAGGTACTACTTATCTGCTCGGAAGGGGATGCGACCTCGAGGGCTACCAGAAGAAGCCACACTGGTCTCAAAGGCGAAAGAAACTATCTCTAAGCGAGGTACGTTGTCAGTTTCGTCGTACGTGGGCGTCTGCTCCACTTCAATCTCAAAGCACCAAGTACTGACGTTCTCAAGCCCTGCGGGCACCTGGCGCCAGAATAGACGCGGAGTATGGAACTGAGAAGACTCATTCAGAGCTGACCCGACTACGTCCTTTACGATGTCAGACTCGTCGTCCACACCGACTAACCGTAGGTCATTCATTTCGTGGATTACTTTCTCGGAGCCGTTCTTAAAGAAACGAATCGTGGCTACCCCTTCCCACGCGTCCACCATACCAATGAATAGCGAGCGGACATGAACCGGGGTCAGTCCTGCCTCGTCTGCCCTAAACCATGTAGATCGGTAGGTTACTGTGCGGGGCGGTGGCGTATACAGCGGGTCGCCCGTTTCTCGATCGAGCACTAACAGCTGGGTCAGTGGCTCATCAAACATGGCACCAAAAGCAGCTGACGTCTTTGATAGGTTTTCCTCGTTGATGCGACCGTAGCCCAAGCCCACAGGGTCACGCGTACCAGGATTGCCGATAGCCCCGTTAGCCGAAGCATGAGCTGTGTAGTCTAAGCACAACGCCAGTAGGTGTTGACTGAAGTCGTCAGTCCTGCACATGTCGGCGATGTGCAGATTGAGCTCTTGGCGCCTCCAGTACTGGCCATCAAAACACAGCATCAGCGTGTTTAACGGTGACCCTGCTCGTGCCAGTGCGCAACGATACTCGTTTGTACGTGCATCTACTTCAGCCGTCGCTAATGCAAGCCGTCCCCGATTGATGTCGTTTCTCATCAACCGATCAATAGGCTGGCTAACTCGAGCAATCTGACCGTCAGGCCCCATACCGTAGAACCCGTCACGTCCGAGCCACACTAAGAGACCGCTGGGTAGCGCTTTGATACTGTTAGGAGCCACGCACCCGATACCCTGGGACAAAGGCCGAGGCATACCAAAGTCTTCCAGCGAGTAGACGCTGCTCTCAGTAAACGCAAGGAGCACTCCCGCATGGGAAGCGATACCCGTCACCTCGCTTCCACCACTATCGGGGAAGATAAAGTCTAACTTATTAAACGTACCGGGGAACCCTACTTGAGATCGACGCACGATACCGGGGTCACCGTCAGTGTTTGCAATCACCAATCGCCCCTGGTGCGTACACATCAGCTTGAACACTGGTACCCGTATGGTCTCTTCCCACATAGGACCTAAACCAGAGTCCGGTGTGTTATCCGCAAACTCGGCGTCACCTCGGCCAGGTAAGCGAACAAGCAGCTGGGGGTCGACACCTACACTACGTGTGTCAGGCGTCCTGTATAAGCGAACAGCTACACAGTGGTCGGGAGCCTCACTGTAGAGCGATACGTGGAACTGACGCATAAGATTACTGAGCTCGACGCCGGTCTCTCTTGAAGAACCCCCTGGGCGGAACGGATCTGCGTTAGCCGCACTGGTTTGCACAGGGTTACTGGGCACAGAGAACTCAGAGAGATCTCCGTGTATGTCTTCGTACTGCACGTAGTAGTACCAAATACCTGCTCGAACAGCGCCGGTCTCTCCATCAAGGGAGTCTGCGGCTGTTCCGATGTTACCCTGCCATGAGTATCCATACGTGTTGGGGTAGCTCGTCGCTGACTGAGAGTACCCTGCAGGTGACGGACCAAATGCTGAAGGCGCTGACGGCTGACGGTCAAACCCCAGAGGGGTAACCATGCCATCATACGTGAACACTCGAGCTCTATCCGTACCGTTAGCCCAGATTACTTTGTCGTTGATAACCACCCACTGATCCGGGAACCGTGGGTTTGGGTTGTCTGATAAGTTGAAGACATATGACCGCCACTGCGCGCCTGACCAATAGGGGTAGCTAAACGAGCTCTCCCCGTGCCATCCCTCGTAGCGAAAGATGCGGGTGCCCGTACGCGCATAAATGCAGGGTGCGGCCCCACTCATCAACGATGCGTGAAACACAGAGTAGGGGTTGAACTGGTTGAACTTACCCGACTGGACCCCACGCGCATATGCACAGGGGCCGACCAGCGACTTCAGCGTACCCTCAGGAGTAAGCTCAAGGTTCTGTACTTTTTGCGCCAACGAGCTGGGAGAATACTGCCGAAGCGATTCTCCTGGAGGGATGACAAAAAAGTCTAGTTCTTGCTGGGTCGGCCCCGACATATTCGCACCTCAGACACTGTTATAGCTGGATGCCTTGATCAAACGACTTGTCCTTCCACACTTGAGAAAGCACGGCCTGAACATCAGACAGCGCCTTCAAACGCACGTCTGACTTAAGAACTCGTGACCGCCAAGAAAAGTACTTCTCGTTCTCCCAAGGCTCAGGCACCTCGACGATAACGTCGGGGTTGGTGTCCTCAGGCGCTGTGGCTATCTCCACATCGACTTCTTCAGGTAGGGTAGGTCCGTACCAAGATGTAGTCTCCGGGTGGAAGATCCACTCCTTCGGCATCCAATCTGACTTGCCTCTAGCTTCAGTGTCACCTGATATGAACTCAATACCGTTCTTCGCGATAACAGTGGCGGACCAGCTCTTTGTGCTGTCTCTTTCAGCACAAGTAACGCTCAGTACGACTGCTTCTTCGTAACGGCCATTCAAGCTAATCCGAGACATATGAGATCCAAGCTCAGGTCGGGGAAGTGCCAGTGGCGACTTGTATTGGGTTAGGTTCTTTAGCTTCTTCACGGTAACCTCTTAGGTGGGTGTTTATTCGCTGGTCGAGCCAAATGTCCCGTAGCGATGCCGTGCAGAGTATCCGAACATAGGTACGGGCTCCACAACTCGGCCAGGATTAGCGTATCTCTCTCGATACCTCCGGGCGAGCTCAGTATACCTATCTAAGTGAAGCTGCGCTCCTTGTTGGTCAACTCCGTCGATCAAACAAAGGTAGTAAAGAGACAACTCAATCAATGCAGGTACTGCGTCTCTCTGAATCGGAGCAGTGTCTTGGTTGTCGATATACTTGCGCGGAAGTCGTAGTACACGAAAGTCCAGCTCGTAACGAGCATCTTGATGAGGGTAGACCTTGTAAGCGTAGTACCCAGTCGAGTGACGAAGGGGACGATGGTAGTCATACAGCTGGTCACCATTCCAAACGATGCGAGCGCCCGTCTTCTGAGTCGACCTTCGGTGGTCAGTTGTACCAAACGGTGACAGTGTCAGTTGGTCAAACGTAGGCTCGACCTCGCACAAAAAGTAATAGCGAGGTGTCGTCTCAGTATCATAAGACGGAGAGTCATTGTTACTATCCAACTGAGCGATGTAGTACCGAATGCGGTAACCGCTTCGACCATCTCTGAGGGATGGCGTTGTGAACTTGTCAGGATGGTCGGGTACCTTACCTGCGAACCCTAACTGAGCCCCAATGTTAGTCGCGGCGAGTACCAGAGCTCGTCGACTAACAGAACCTGGAGGGAGTGGAGTTCCGCCGCCTTCATCAGGATACTTTGTTTGCCGCGCCAGAGTATCGACCGTGTTCTTAATCGTGGTGATAGGCGAAGGTGCACTTTCCCAGAGAGGGTCGTTTATACCCGATCGCGCGTTAACGCCCGTCGATAGCGTCCCGCCATACGACTCAAATGCCCAGTTAAGCTTATGAGTGCTGTCGTTAACGACTTCAGTCGCATCGGGCTGGACCAGCGGGGATTGCTGCCACTCCTTGTCTCTGCGACCCATTACGTAGGTGTAGCAAACACCCCATTCACCTGTAGAGTAAGCCGTCTCCGGCGTTGAGTGCCCCCATAACTGAGACTCGCTGGCAGCTTGATCAGCGTCGTCGTCAAACACACCCATCAGATGCTCTGTAGGAACAACAAGCTCTTTGACCTCAGGCGCCTCTGTCGGAGCGGGTAACTGGAAGTGACGACCTCTCCATAAACGATAAGGGCGACCCGTGCTGGTCCCTCTATGGTCAATCATATCTTGTCGATACGCACCCGCAGTATCGACAGCCCACACCTGCTGACGCGTAGAATCAAACACCTTCGCCGGCTCAAGTACCTGCATGACATCGTCACGTAGGAAGAACTCCGGCTGATGAAGCCTGAAGTCCATACGATTGCTCGTGGAGATAGTACCTGAAGGATCCGTCCAGGGTCGGTCTATTGTCGCGTAGTACTTAGTTACACCGCTGTCTGTAATCTTAAAGAACTCGAGGCATTGACGGCGATGTACCACAGATGTCGAGTCGGTAAACTCGATGTGCATAAGGCCATCCCACGTACCATCAATCGTGGGTAACCAGCTCGTGACACTACTTGAGCCCAACGCTGTGCCTGAAGTGTCGAAGAACTGAAGCACTCGTAGGTCAGTCGTACCCAGTACCGTAGCTTTCTCGGTAGTCCCCTTGACGTCAGGTAGCAGAGCAATGTGCGCCTCGTCAGGAATCAGAGCTTGGGGCACGTCTCCCGCGAGTCTATCCAGCGAGGTATTAAGTGCCTCACGAATACGGTCGTCAAGAGTTTTACCGCTGCTGTCCCACGAGCGGAAGTTAAGCAGCCGTTGGCGAAGCGCGCCGAGAGATACGTCCACAGGACCTCCTAAATACGAGAGGGGCGTAACCCGAAAGCTACGCCCCTCAAGTGTATCACGATGCTACTTCCTAAGAAGGAATATCGATCCGTGCAATGACGTAACCGGCACCGTAAGCTGCGCTGCTAGACTCGGTCTCAAGAGCGATACCGATGGCCTGCAAAGGTACACCCGCGCCATTCGCGATAGTGTCCACTTCACCAGCTGTGTTGTCTCCGTCCGAAGCCAAAAGGTCACCTGCGGCGACCCCTGCTTCAGCTTCAACAACGCAAGCACCCTTGCAGATGATCCAGCCAAACTTACCCGATGCGATGGCGTGATCGGCTACGCCGAGCAAGTCATAGATCATTGTCTCACTGGCGGCATCTTCAGCGGCCTTGAATGGAGTAGTGTCAGCGTTACGCTTGCACAAAGAACCCGCTGCAATAAGAGCAGCAGCCTCAACAAACACCCAAGTACGAGTACCGGAAAGCATAAGCTTCTCGGCATCGGTAAGAGTGGTCGTAGTGCTTACACCCGATCCATTCGCAGCAACTTCGTCTGCAGACTGAACATACTTAGTACCCAGCTCGTAAACAGCTGAGTCATAAGTAGTAGACAATGCGTCTGTTTTAACAGTTCCCATGATTTACCTTCCTTACGCCGTAGCGGTAGTACCAGCGGTACCAGTTACAGCGCCCTGAGCAGGGAGCTTGGTGCAGATCATGTTTCCTTGCATAGCAAACAGAGCAGTAACTACGTCCTGGTCACCGACACGTTCCTTGAACTCAGAGATGTTCGGAGCTTCGAGCATCGGGAATTCAATGTAGTCAGTGTTGAGGAAGTAAGAAACTCCGTCAGCTGCAGCGGTACCTGAGAACGCAGAGTCATCCTTGTCGAGATCGATCGACGAGTGGACCTTGGCCAAACCGAGCTCGAGAGCCATGGTGTTGGTCTTGTCCGTCTTGTCGTCTACAAGACTGATGCGTACGTTGTTCTGCAGACGGTTCTGATCATACAGAGTGTATGTATCGTCGTCCATGATCACAAGGTCAGGACCCTTACCAGGACCACCCGCGTAGTGCGAACACTTACGGTAGATCCGACGGAGGGGGTGAAGACCGTTAGCAGAGAATCCTGCAGTCGATGTCACATCTTCAAACTGGTTGAAGTGAGAAATCGTGCTGCTCTTTGCTACGCCCTGAACTTCTTGTGCGTCTGATGTCTGCTCTGCGATTGTACGGAAGTCAATGAGACCATGGGTCACACCGGTTCCGATACCGTCAGAAACAGCACCATTAAGAGTCAGGAATCCCTTGAGCTCAGAAGTAGTGAACACAAGACCACGGCTGACACCAGTGAGGAAGTACTTGTTCAAGTCTGCCTTCACCGCTTCCATAGTGGTTTGTGGGTACTCTTCGATAAGACGAATGACAGCCAGCTTACCGCTGTTCTGGTTCATCTCACGCTTAGGAATGTTAACAGCGACAACAACACGGTGAGGTTCAACTTGGAACCGGTTGATTTGTTGACGACGTGTCATGTTCAGTAGCTCATCACCGACGTAAACGCCGACACCACGAGCAGGTGCACCACCGGCGAAGGAACGCTCAATACGAGTTCCTCCCTCCATGGGCATACGTGCCTTAGTTGTCAACGCCTCGAACAGTTCATTGCTACGAACAAATGAGTTCACTAGAGGTCCACGGAGATCCGCAAACGTAGTGTTCAATAGTTCTGTACTAATGGACATTTTTGGCCTTTGGCTGCGAGACTATACTTAATCTGCAACCGAGATAATATAGATTAGGGATTTGCGTCTCGCCTGCCCGGAGTGACCTCGTCGGACCTTTCGGCTGCCCGACACACTAATTGGGTGCGTATCTCATGTATACATTACAAAGTCTAACCGTGCAACCTTAAGGCCCTACCATACCACTTGTCATCAAACATGATACCCTCATGAATATGGCAAACGCTCAACGCAAGACGACCAAGAGACAATCCGGTGCCCGGTACGCTGATGTACCAGGGATACATGCCGGTAAAGTCCGTGCACTATTCTCAACACCTGATGCGTTTGTATCGATGTGTCAGATCGTCAGAGAAGACGAAACTATAGGCTACATGGAGCCTACGTTTACCCAGAGGAAGGTTCTCGAAGCTTACGAGAACAACCAATGGATAATGGTAAACAAGTTCCGGCAAGCCAAGATAACTACCGTCTCCGTCATGCTCCTCCTAAGAGACTGCATGTTCTTAGAGGGAGTCAAGGGCCTCCTGATTGCGGAGCGTCAAGATACCGCTGAAGATATCTTCGAGCGTATTCTCTTTGCCTACCAGAGACTTCCAGCTGATGTCCGAATGCCTCTCGCACCGGGGCGAAAGGCCGGAGCTACTCAAATGCAGTTTATTCATGGAGGCGGCATCAAGGTCCTAACTGCAGGCGGGCGTTCTCCCGCTATTGGTAGATCCATCGATCGCCTCGTCATCACAGAGTTTGGTGAAGCGCAGTGGCAAAAGAAAGCAGCCATCAACATATTCCCCACCGTTAACAAAAGACCAAACGCCAAAGTCATCTTAGAGTCAACGCCAGGTCGGGCAGGTTCCCACCATGAGCAAATGTGGCAGTCAGCGCTAGAAGGAAACAGTAGGTTCACCCCAGTGTTCCTCGAATGGTGGAGAGACGAAAGCTGCCGTATCAAGGCAAAGGGCACCGACTTTAAGCCCGACGAGATCGAGTACCAGCAGAAACACGATGATATGGGATTGGGTAGCCTTACGTTTAGGCAGAGAGCTCTGGGCACAGAGTTTGTGGGAGACTCGCGTCTTTTCTCGTCTAAGTACCCGTCTGACCCGTACGACGGCTGGCTGGGATCTACCAACCCCGTCATGCCCGCTGAGCTTCTTAAGCCTGCGTTGGCTGCTGCCGATCCTGACCCTAAGCTCAGTATGTGCGGCATCTACGAGATTGACGCGCCTATCCCAGAGACGAAATACTTGATTACAGCTGACCCTGCAGGCTTCGGGTCTACCGGTGACAAGTCAGCCTTGACTGTGTGGGACACCTTTGAGCGAAAGGAAGTGGCTTTCTGGGAGGGGCGAGAAGCACCTGACCGATTCTCTAAGCGACTACAGAGAGCCCAGAAGCGATACAACATGGGACTGCTCGCAGTCGAGTCAAACGCTACTGCCTGTATCGCCATCCTTAAAGAGAACGGAGCGCAGAATCTCTTGTGGACAAACCACAATCACCCAGGCTGGTACGCTACTAACAAAAGACTGCAAGAAGCAGAGGCCCTGCTCGTACGTATGCTACGGCACGAAGAGATAATACTGCGGAGTAAGGGGCTATTGCACCAGCTCCTGAACTATGATGGCACACGAAAGAAGAGAACAAAGGGCCTCGACGGCGCTACTCATCACTTCGACCGCGCTCGAACAGCTGTAATGGCAGCAGACATTCTCTCGCGTCGGCATTTCGTTAAGGGCGCAACCGAGATACAGTCACCACGGACACCGGGACAAGTCACAATCGGTGACTTAGACAGGCATAAGAGCTACAAAAAGCAAGTTGCAAAGAGTCCGTTCAACCCTATACCACGAGACAGGAGCTGGTAATGGCTACAAAAAAGAAAGAGACATCAATCGAAAAGATGATGCGCGAGATGAAGATAGAAGGCGCAAAGCTTGACGCTGAGAATAAGGCCGAGAAAGACAAGAAAGACGCGAAAGCCATTGAGGCCGTCATCAAGTCCGATACCACCAAATAAAATAGTCCCCGGAGATAGCGGCATGGCACCTAAGCTCAACTCGCTAATCAAGCGCCATCGTGCGTTCTACGATCAAAGCGAACGGAAACAGTTCGAGAAGGCACGTCGGTTTTACCGTGGTGACTTCTTTCGCTTCTCCGACTCAGACCTGGGCGGGGCGTCTCGTCACTACCTGTGTAGCAAGAACCTCATCTACGCTATCGCAGACACCGCTATCTCTGCGCTTATCGGCCCGCACCCGCAAGTCGCGGCGATGCCGAGAACACCCCAGTCGGATGAGGCATCTCCATCCGTCACAGGGCTACTCGAGTACATCTTTGAGAAGAACCGGATGCGGCGCCGTGCGGCTACCGCTCTTATCGATGCCGTCTTGTGTAAGCGCGGCATCTTCAAGACTGGGTGGAACGCAGCGGAGGATCGGCCCGTTACTCGAGTAATCGACCCCTCTGCCGTCTTCTTTGATATGACCGTGCGCGACGTAGAAGACATCCGTTACTGGCTTGAAGCTACTGTGGTGCCTTGGACGGAGTTCCAAGCTCGAGTGAAGCAGGGTCGGTACAAAGGCGAAAACGTCTCTCAGATTACGCCTGACAGGTACCCTAAGTGGCTGTCTACAGGTATGCAGAACGATAAGGGCTCAGGCGTCAAAGACGCGTTCCAGTGGGTCACTATCTGGGAGTACTACGATCGCGAAAGCGGAAAGGTGCAGCACTACAACCAGCAAGCAGACGCTGTGTTGTTTGAAGACAAGATCGACTACATCCCATACAGCATGTTCAGCCTGAACCACTCTGGCGTAGACTGCTTGGGCCTCAGTGAGGTCCAGCTCGTTCTCGACCAACAAGAAACAGTCAACGACTTGCTCACCCACATGAAGCAGATTGTCTACTTGATGATCCCTCGTATCATGTACGACTCCGGTCGCTTGACTGAGGAAGACCTCAATAAGGCAGTCGAGGCATCGGCTGGATCGTTTGTCGGGATTAGCCCACAGAACAGCGAAGCACTTCGGTCACTCGGTAGTCTCTTCTACGAGATGCCTATGCCCGACACTCCCGTCGGTATCAAAGAGTTCATCGCACGAGAAGAAGACGACGCGGCGTTTATCTCTGCTCTGGCTGAAGCAGCGCGTGGTCAAGTCACCGGAGCTCGTACAGCTACCGAGATGGCTATCATCGATGCCCAAATGCGGACACGACTCGCTACCCGTGAGGGTCACGTACATGACGCACTTGAGGATGTAGCCTCTAAGTCTTTCTACCTGTGCCAAAAGTACATGAAGAAAGAGAAGATGGTCCGTATTGCCGGTGACCGTAAGTGGACGCAGGTAGACCTTAAGAGCATCCAAGACCTCGAGATCGGGTTCAAGATGGTCAGCTACAACCCAATCCGACAGAACCCAAGTGTTCTTGCTGAGACGTTGATGCAGATGCTGCCATTCCTCTCTCAAGACCCGAACGTCGATACACGCCGTCTGACCGAGGAGGTCCTTTCAGGCCTCGGTCTTCCTGCCCGTATCTTGATGCCAGAAGAAGATGTCGCTGCGGCGCAACAAGAAGCAATGATGGCGGCACAGTCGCAGTCTCTTGGCGGGGCCGCTGCAGGTCAACCGGCCATGGAAGCGCAGCAACAAGCCGAGGCAGAGGCGGCTATGGCGGATCTTCCGCCTGAGCTACTCGCGGCACTGGTGGGAGGTGAAGGCGGTTCGCCTGAAGAGGCACTCGCAGCTGGCGGAGGCGCGCCCATCAGAGAAGGACAAGCGTAATGGCACTGTCGAAACGAGACAAAGTGCGGAAGATGATGCTCATAAAGAAGCATAGGCTTGAAGGCGTCAACAAACCTAAGCGCACACCGAAACACCCGACAAAGAGTCACATTGTACTCGCCCAGGAAGGCGACAAGATCAAACTCATCCGGTTTGGTGAACAAGGTGCCAGTACCGCAGGTGACCCCAAGAAGGGTGAGTCTGACCGCATGAAGAAGAAGCGCGCAAGCTTCAAGGCACGGCACGCCAAGAATATCGCAAAGGGTAAGCTGAGCGCTGCTTACTGGGCCGATAAGGTGAAGTGGTAGTGGCTAAGTCTCGATCCGATAAAGCGCGTGAAGTCGTTAAAGCTAACAAAAGTAAGCGCAAGCCTCTAAGCGAATCCACCAAGAAGACACTCCGCGAGAAGGCCAAGAAGTCTGGTATCTCATACGGGAAACTCGCAAAAGTCTACCGCCGAGGTCAGGGGGCGTACTTGTCTTCCGGGTCTCGCGGTGTCTCAATGGCGGCATGGGCGATGGGACGAGTCAACAGCTACATCGGCGGGTCTAAGAAACACGACACGGACTTGAGGTAGTCATGGCTCAACGAGAACAGGAATACCACCACGTCGACAAAAAGACGGATGAAGGCGTACCGTCAAAGTACGTAGCTCACGCTAAGGGTAAGAAGGCAAAAGACACGGCAGCCAAAGAGATTATCGCTACCGGCGAAGCATATCGAAGTGGCAAGGACATAGACATAAAGGCAGTTGAAGCTGCGAGAACTAAGCGTAAATCTACGCAATCATAGGAGTCAGACATGCCCGGTTACCACACAGGCGGAAAGAAGAACTACAGCGCAAAGCAAGCTGCTGCTATGGCCTACAAGAAGTCTAAGAAGAAAAAGTCGTAGTCCTCAAACGTAACAATCTGACCAAAAGCGTTATCATAAGTAGCGAAACCAAAACAAAGCCACGACCAGAAAGAGAGGTACATCATGGCATTAGTATTCCCCCAAGACGTTAGCACCCGTAAAGAGCTCAAGGACTGGCTACTCGAAGACGTAGCAGAAAGCAGGCTCGAGATCATAGAAAGCAAGAGCTCCGACTTCGGCAAGACCTTGTGGGTAGCTACACGCCCTGAACGCCCGAACCCACGCATGGTAGAAAACCAAGCACGCATTCTGTGCTTCCGCATGGAGAAGAGCGACGACGCCTGGGGCTACACTGAGTACGAAGAAGGGATGGCACCGTTTGTTGACTGCCCCGTATCTCTGTTTGATGCAGCTGGACCGGCACCTACACTGCTTGCTGAGAAGTGGCGTAAGCGGGTACTCGCCAAGTGAGCTTCATGATCAACAACTTAGAGTGCACAGGATGCGACCTCTTTGATGTGGAAGTCTTCTACCGCCGATCCGAGGGGCCACCCGATTGCCCTGACTGCGGAAGCGAGAGGAAGATGAGCTTCAAGGGGCTGCGCTATGCCATCCACGGCCAAGGACCAGGTTCGTTTGTCCCAGTAAACTTCGGCGTACTCGGTAAAGCTGAGACGCGAGAGGATTATGACCGTTGTATTAAAACGATCGAAGATCGATTCCCAGGTCATCGAGTGCAGATTGAAGGCGAGAATCCGCAGAAACACCAACAGCGGACAGACGAGAGACTGCATAAGCAATGGGAGCGCCGTAAGGCGCGAGGCAATGACGCGAAGATGGTTAAAGAGCTTGCTACTGAGCGGCGCACTATCCGCAAAGAGAAGGCTGCTGCGACTAAAGTCGGTAAAACTACGGACGTGAAAAGTGCCTGACCCATCAACTCGAAACAAAATAAACGACATCGAACTTGTCGAGTACGCCCAGATGCTGTCTAAATCGAACAACCGAACGCTTCGGTACATAAAAGACGATAGCCGAACTGATGGATCTTTCTACGAGGACATGTCTTCTGGAGAGCGTCAGTGTGTACCTAAGAAGTTTCTTCGATCAATCGGTCTCGACGCAGCATTTGAACTTGTTGTGCTTGACCCCAATGAACTCATTCCCTCAACTAAATAGTCGCTAAGGAGACTCCCATGCCCGTAGATCCTAACACCGGTAACCGCCTGCCCTACGAGGGTGAACCTGGATACGAAGAGGCTAAGAAGAAGTTCCCTGAACTTTACGCAGCTGAAGAAGGCGGGGACGAAGAGGAGATGCCTGGCGACGAAGGCCCAGCTGACGCTGAAGAACAGCCCGAGGTCCCCGAAGATGTGGACGCTGAGAGAGACCTCAAGCCACTCATGGATGAAGCTGACGCAATAATGGACGCAGAGGACGCGGAAGGCGCTGAGGCCGAAGAGAGCCCCGAGGAAGAGCCCGAAGAAGCGCCCGCAGAAGAAGAAGCACCCGAAGCTGGTGATGTCGGACCTCTCATGGAGACTCTTGGCATGTCACAAGAGCGCGCCGAAGAGATGCTGATGGCGGCTAAAGCTATTCCTCAGTATGCGGAGATGGGCTCAGAAGAACTCGCGGAGTTGTTGTCTAGTGACTTCCAAGTACTTATGGAACTTGAGCGGGCAGCGGCTGACTTGTCGAAGCCCGAAATGCCTGAAGACGCGATGATGCAACCTCAAGCACCAATGGCTTAATCACGACTACTCATGTAGGAGAGCACATGTACCACAGTCACGAAGACTCAGAAGCAACCGAGACCACCGAAACCGACACTACCCCTGTAGATGTTGAGGTCGATGACTCGGCTGCGGCTGACGAACCCGTAGAAGCAGCAGAACCCGTAGAAGCAGCCGCCGAGGCAGAACCTGAAGAGTCGATACCTGAAGTGTTCGACTGGAATGGGGAGGTCAACGGACTCAGAGACAGCGATTGGTTTAACGGCCTCGAAGACAACTTGAAGCAGTCACTGCTCAAGGGGTTTGAGACTAAGTACAATAACTGGCAGAGAGGCTACACCGACAAGTTCTCAGATATGTCGAAGACTCGCAAGAGACTGGACGCGCGCGAGAAAGACGTCAGAGAGCAAGAAGCACGCGTACAACGCTGGCTTAACGGTGACGTCGACCCCATGGTCGAGAAGCAAAAAGAGATCGATGAGCTCAAGCTAAAGCACCAAGCTACGATCGACACTCTCAAGCAAGAGTACGCAGACACTACCGAGAAAGCAGCAACTGCCTCTCAGTCTGAGCTCCAAGAGATCATCAAAGAGCGCGAAGAGCTGCGTCAACGATTCCAGCAGATCGAAGACGCTAAGATGCAAGCCGAGAAAGTCGAGCTCGATAGTGCCGTCGAAGAGTTTGAGAGCTGGGTAAAGACGTCGGCACCTGAAGTCTACGACAACCCTAAAGCTTTCGACGCCCTCTGCGCACTGTGCATCGCTGAGATTGACCCTCACAAGGCACTCAGCATGGTCAAGTCAGAGTACGGAGCACCGCCACCACCACCCGAGCCCGCACCAGAGCCAGAGCCCGAGCCAGAACCCGTACCCGACAGTATGGACATGATGAGCATGGGTGCAGGTAGCAGCGGGACCGAAGCGGGTGAGCATCGATCCCTTGAAGACATCATGGATCAAATGAGACGTGCCGCACAACTGGATGCAACTACCGTAATGGGTGTTAAGGGATAGTACGTCTATTCCCCCTGTAGCCGTAAAAATGGCCCCACCTGGTACACCCATACCAAGTGGGGCCGCACTTTGTAGGAGAGAGCGTTGGGTGAACCAACCCTACAAAATGCAACTGTGGGGTTGATGTACCAGTAACACCTATACGGAGTCAGACCTTTTTTACCGGCTTCGCATCAAGGTCTTTGACCACCGGTCGCGCAGCGCCACCGGACAAAGGATCTACAGGCTTTTTGGGTATCTTAGGTGCTACCGTAGTCGCTGCTGCTTGCCTAACCGAGTCACGACGAGCCTGGCGGTGAGCATCGGCATCAGCGAAATCAGTCGCTACAACCCCATCGTCACCTACCGTCTTAGTCGGTGAGGACCCACCGGATACTGTAGCTGTAGAGGTCGACGGCATAAAAGAACTAAGACCTTCGATGATGTTATCAAAGTTCGATTTTTTAGGTTGCTCTTTGGGTTTCTTACTAGTCTTGCCCGCTTGAGCGTCGTCCAGTTTATCACTCAACGCCTGATACTTCTCATCTTCCGCCGCAGCTACCGCGGCGTCGTGTTTTTTCTTCTTTATATTTGCGATCTCTTGGCCGAGCGCTTGGTTATCAGATCGTCTCTGCTGAGCCGCCGCAGCTGCCCTCTGTGTTCGTTGCTGCACAACGCTGTCTAAGTTCTGCTGCATACGATCAAGAGATGACATCGGCTTGCTTTCTTGCGACATAACTACTTCTTAGCAGGAGCAGGTACACCCTGGGTAGGCGCGATTGCATCGTTAAGCATATCCAGCACCTTCATGAGGCCTTCTGGGGGGCCGTCGTCGCGAGCCACTACCTTCACGTCGTACTTGGCGCTGTTGTCGCTCTTACGGCTGTTCTCGCTGTGGTTAGCCACTGATCCGTGCACAGTCACTTCGCAGCTAAAGAGCCCGGCGTTGTACTTGGCCTTAGCTGTGAGGTCTGCCTTACTGTCTGATGTGGTCTTGCTGGAAGTAGACGACTTCACTTCCATGGTGAAGCGGACCTCGGCTTCCTTTACAGACAAGCTCGGTGTATTGATGATTGCGAGCAGTGGGACCTGCAGGTCAACCTTCTCCATCTTGGTGGTACCATCAGCATCCTGAACCGGCTTGTTGAAGCTGAAGTCCACGGTGCGTGCACTCATGTTACCGCCGCCAGCGTCGTTCAGGCCGACATCCTTGATGAAGTCGCTAGATGCTTTGGCAAGCAGTGTCTGGGCTGTACAAGCAGCCTTCAGGGGCCCCCCGATGAGCTGGTCCATTGGAAGACCGCCGAACTGGGATGACATGTTTACGAGCTGGTCTGGCATGATGGACTCCTATGGAAGCAGCTTGATTAGCTGATCATCGATTCTTGCATAACCTTCCGGGGGCGCACTGCCCTTGAAAACCAACTTGAGTTTAGCAGTGTTACTCTGTTTATGGAACCAAGAAGAGTTACCGCCAGGCCGTATCATAAGTTTGCCCTTGGTTTTATCCGACTCAAGACCCGAGATCTCTACCGACATCTCAACTTCGAGACGGTCAACACTGAGACTTTGACCCGTCGTAAGTGACTGAAGTGGTACAGGTATGTCCGTGTCTACAAGCTTTCCTTCCTGCCAGGTCGGTACGCGCATCGTCACCATGCGGGGGGAGTACACGTCTCTACCCGCTTCATCCTTGACTGGGTCCCCCTTGTCGTCCACCTTGAGCTCCCAGAACTCCTGCTTCATGATCGAGTCCAGCTCATGACGCTCTGCGATGTCAGTCGCGGCTAAGACAGCAGATTGTATGGAATGGACGATATCGTCTAATGAATGTTCAGCCATGCGTTCTCCGAGTTATGATTGGGTGACGGTACTCTCAATGCGAAGTTTCTTCAAGGCGTATAAGGACATCCTGGTCTACCACGACTATGGACCCCTGCTTCTGTTCTGGAACATCGCAGACTTGGCTAACAACCGCGTACTTTGGATGAGCTACGGTGAAGCCCTGGATGGGGGCAACGAGTGGGCCTACTTTCAGTACGCACTGTACTTTGTAGTCGCCTTGGGTATGTTGTTCAGCCTGCCCAACATTCGGTCCTGCTCCCGCTTCGTTGGCGTCTACTTGATGCTGTACATCTTCTCGACCACCAAGTTCATCATGAGTGTGATGGCTGACCCCGAGTTCGCCTTCGGTGACGTCGGGCGTAGCTTGGTAGTGACCGCAGTCTACTTTACCCTGTGGGTTTGGATATACGTTAAAATGCGTGTGGAAATAATGCATAAGGATCTTCGTGGATAAGCCGACCACCACTGCTGCAATCGTAGCTGCCGTTACAGGTGTGTTCAGTGCGGGTGCGTTCAAGTTCTATGAGTTCATGATCCGGCAGAAACGTGAAGTTCAGCAGGAAGAAAAGGCCGAGCAAGCCTTATACCGTGACGACCTCATAAAGCGAGTCGAAAAGTTAGAACAAGAGCGAGACGAGCACTTACAACAGATCATCGACTTGATGACGGAAGTTGCCGGGCTCAAGGTAGAAGTGGACTACGTCAAGCGAGAGAATGAAATGCTCAAGCTCAAGATCGACTCAATGAGATGAGTGCTCTATAGGATCGTAAGGTGCGCTGTTATCTTTATCGGCGGCGTTTACCGCCAAGATAATAATCGTTGTCGTGATGGCTAAGCCCACGAGTGACCCCCAGAAACCAGCGCTTGAGTCCCAACGGAACTCCCCACTACGAGCCTGATCGAGATCAGCCGTAGGCTTGAGCGCTAATCCCGTAGACGCTTCAAGCTTATCGAGCCTGTGCGTAGGATTAAACTCTGCTGCTGACGCAGTCGAGAAAACCGACAACGCTACCGCAGCTATAATAAGTTTAGTCATTGTGGTAAGAATGTAGCACTACGCTTCGTTCTTGCTCTTTACGCGATCAAATGCGGCTTGAGCATCAGCGCCCATCTTTACCTGGTTACCCTTCTTAGCCATCTCTTCACCGCTGCGGCCTTCGCCCTCGCGAACTCCGCCTGCCATCATACGACCCTCTTCTGCGCGAGTTTCTTGATCGGCAAGCATCGTATCCATCGTATCCGACTCTTCTGAGCGAAGATCATCGACGGGCTGAGACTCCATGAGCTCTGCCATGATTGCCTCATGCGCAGGATGGCCTGCTCTCAATGTAACGCCTACACCACGATCCTTAGGAGCACCTACGATCTTGATACCGCCGTCAGCCGAGACCTCGTACTGATAACCACCGGCACCCTCATACTGACCTTCAGCGACTGAAGGAGCTGGCTCAGGCTCAGGCTTGTCGTGACCCTTACCCACAAAGTAAGGAAACGCATTCTCGCCCTGGGCCGCGATCTTCATGTTGTGAATCATCATTCCAGGATCGTCTTCGACGGGATCATACTTCATGGGTACCTCTCAGTTACGTCACTATAGCACGTGTACGGTAACGTGCCTAACCGCCCTTTAATCCGTAGTTGTCTCTTGCCCAACCCGGACCCTTCAAACTGAAGTTCGTCGCCGCAATCTGACGTTTCATCTGCTTAGCGCACTTCTCACAGTCAGGATGCGCAGCCTCAAAAGCCTGCAGCTTCTCAACGGTTTCTTCGCAGACTTCGCATTTGTACACATACAGAGGCATAACTACTCCTCCACCGCTCTATCTTGTAGAGCCTCAGAGAGAAAGGTCTGCGCTTCTTCAAGGCTAATGTCCTCAAAGTTAAAGCAGCCAACAACAGGAGTTCCAGGTCCGACGTAGGCGCCCTCACAGTTATAGTCAAAGTGCTCCAGAGCTTCCTCCTGCGTCATCCCCTGAGCTTCAAGAACAGCAATGCAAAGGTCACGGTCATAAACAGCAACCATGCCAAAGTCAGTGCGGGAGACAGCGCCAACTAAGGCGTCGTCAAAGCCATCCATCAGCAAAGCCTTAGGATTCCAAGACTGTATCCAAGCTTTAATCTGGTCGGGGTGCGTAGCGCCCCGGATCGTTTGTTCATTCATGTCTCATCCTATTCGGTACTACCGAGGTAGTCGTGCGGTATCATGTGACCTGGCCCGTAAGGCGTGTCTTGTATCAAGAGCTTCTTGCCGTTCTTGTCGATACCTGGGTATAAAAGGCCGTTATGGAGACCAGGGTCTTGGCACCAGTAGAACGAGATGATCTCCTTCCCTGCCTTACCTGTGTAGCGACTCCAGCCCTGCTTGAGGTAATGATCGTGCATCTCCTCGTGACCCGAAGGTACAGACGCTGATGTCCATAAGTCCCACCCATCAGGCTTCTTGATGAACCCATCATCGTCGTACACGACGTCTAAGTCAGGCTTGGTGGGCTTCTCCACCGGCTTGGCCTCAGCCGGTGCAGACTTTGCGACCGGTGCAGGTGCAGGTTTCTCGTGAGCTACAATCTCTGTACCCTCGGTGTATTGCTGCTCCATGAGCCGAATACCACGTAGCAGAGCAATCCGTGACACTAAGTGCCTGCTCACACGTGTACCCAGCTCCTGAACAGCCACAGAGTTAGACACCGGCTCAATCAACTTGTCGATTCGCTTGAGAAGCTCAGGTTCGAGATTCAAGCGAAGTGTTCCATCCTTTGACATACGCTCTCCTGTAGTCGCGATGAGTATAACGGGTCTGAGGGTATGCCGCAATGGTAAGGTGTTTTGAAAAATACCTCCGGTCCGGGAAACGCTCTTCCGGTAGGGACCCATATACACACAGATGCGGGGGGTGGGGGGTCACGTCGCCCGGCCGACCTGGCGGAGGGGCGGACCTGGCACAGGCGCGCCGGTACCTCTGGGGGGATGGCGGTATCACTGTGGAGAGAGACCTCTCCTCTCCGCGCGGGGAGGATCGATCCGGTGAGGCTGACTAGCTCAGCGACTCTGCCACTGGGCTCAGAGTGTCGGCGCTGACTGGCTCAGCTAGCGATCGCCTCAGTATCAGCGGAGGATCAGACAGCTGGCGGACAGCTGGCGGACAGCTGGAGGGCGATGCCTATTGCGAGCCTCTGAAGGGGTCTACACTGCGTTTTGATCGTCTGCCTATGTCATGACACCATGGTATAGGGTAAACGGCAGCCTGCGCGAATTCGATGTTTTGAGCACGGCCTAACCACTGGACGTCTCTACATATTGACTTTAATCACGGAATGATTGAGCATTTGTGCTTTACACCACAGCGGTAACCCTGTAAGATCAGGCTTGAGCACTGAAGCTCACCGGGCCTCGAGCCCACTGGAAAAACGACTATGCGAACAAACCTCGCAACCACGACAGCCATCCGTTCACTCATCACCCCTCAGGCTGACTACCGAGTCAACCCAGCGCTGAGACGGGCCAACCCTGCACCACCACCAGTCCATGCGTCGAAGACGCTCTGTCTGGTTGGCTCCTCTGCCAAGCACGCCACCTATGAGGAGGTCTGCGCGGTGATCCCCACCAGAGAGAACACGTACCATGAGAAGACGGGCAACAGCGTCTACAAGGTGGTCGAATACGCGACTCCGATCGACGGGCTCCGCGACCATGTCAGTGACGCCCTCGGTAGTGATCCCGTCTATGAGACCTACGCCCTCAGTAAGGACGGGCAGCAAATGTACGGCCGCATAGCGTGGGACTCTGGTGTCATGGGCGCCATGATCGAAGTGGTCTTCCGGTCGAGCTACAACGGCACGATCTGTGTGGAGTGGGGAATCGGCCAAGGCACCTTCATTTGCGCGAACGGCATGATCAGCGCCGATCAGATCATGAAGATCAAGCACACTCACAATGTGATCGAGCGCTTCACCGAGTCGCTGACAGACGGTACCTACGGTGTAGCCGAGCGGATCGAGCAAGCCCGTAAGCGTCTCGACTGGGTCGATGGGCTTCGTGAGATCCCGATGTCTGACGACCTGTTCAACGCCTTTGTAGGCGTGCTCCAGGGTAGGACAGTGGGTACCAGCCAGAAGGCCATGCTGACCCCTCACAGGGCCTCTGCTGCGCGCAAGTACTGGGGAGCGTGTCACGCTGGTCAACTGCATGACGATCACGGACAGCGCAACCTGTACAGCGGCTATCAGGCGCTGACTGGGGCCAACCACCTCAGCACCCCGCGCAACTTCCTGCAGGATGGCGCTGGTGTGGACTTCATGGTCGAGGCCGTGGAAGCGTCAGGCGGGAGCTTGACGGGCATCCCAGCGTTCTCATTCGACATCACCGAATACGACGCATAAGCACAGCGAGATCGGGGCGGGCTCAGTGTCCGCCCCGTGATCTCTGCACTTAGGCAGAAACCAACCAACAACTGAGAGAAAACGACATGAAAGTAACCGACATCAACCCCGCTATTGCCGCTGCCCTCCTGAAGGCACCCCACGCCTCAGGTGGTGGGAGCACCCTCAAAGATGCGGCCAAGGGCCTCAGCGCTGGCGTGCACTACATCACGGGCGTGGTCGAGATCGCTGGTCATATCCGCAAGAGTGACCCGCCCACGGCCTACCTCAAGAACACGGTAGACAAGAAGGCCATGGCCAACGTGCTCAACTGGGCGCTCCAGAGGATGAGCGAGACCGAGTACAATGCTCTGATCCGTCAGCTAGACCTGATCATGGCAGGCGAGGAGCGCAACCACGCTCACCCCTTGCGCGTGGTCGAGGTCGTCAAGGCGTTGACCAAGAGCACCACCGTACAGCCTCAGGGCTCAGTGACATGGGCGGGTACCATGACCATCGATGACCTCAACGTGTTCGAGGAGACCCTCGAGGACATCACCGCCACCGGGCTCACCCTCTGCAAAGGGGGTGAGTGATGGGACCGCGGCCAACACTGAACACGCTACAGAATGAACAGCTACGCCTCTACGTGGACGCTGTGATCGAGACCAGGAAGCTTGTCGACAACCCGCCCGAGGACGTTGACGCAGTGATGGGAGGGGCCCGGGCGGATTATGCTCTGTCCTACTGGTCTCGCCGCGCTGATGCTGAGGAGCACAGGCGGAACATGTATCACGCCTTTGTGAGCTCACTCGAGTGGGCGGCTGACAGTGCAAGTGAGGTGACCCATGGGTCTTGATGCACTGCTCATGTCGACGGGGCTGCTGGGATGCAGCGTGGTTTACCTCAGGCTGTGGCTGTGTCCCGTGCGGGTCAAGATGATCCGGCGGGACTGGGCACGGCTCCGGTGCGAGTGGCGGGGTGACAAGTACACTCCACCGCCCGGACAGCGGAGGCTCGGGCGCACACTGCTCAGCCAGCTCGTTGGCCGATAGCTATGTCCGCAGGGGAGGACGGGTTTCGTTCTCTCCTGTGAACCCTCAACGCGTCAAGGCGGGACGCGCAACATGAACATGGAAACGACTATGGATTACGACTTAGCAGACGGGCCACGCAGCAGAGTGCACGTGGCGAATAACGAGCGCTCTCACTTCGTCCGCATCAACGGGACACGGATCGAGGCAGCACTCGACGAGAACAGCAGACGCCGACGAGAGAAGGCGGAGATGGGCTTCGGGTACGGGCGGATGTGTGATGACAACCACGGCATAGACAGAGACACCTCAGTCGAGTAGCACAGACGCTGTGCAATCAAGGGTCACCCTCAACGGGGTGGCCCTTTTGCGTGTCACCAGGTCGACCCGCTGAGCGCCAGCTGAGCCAGCCCCACCAGCTGAGCCGGGCCGGAGTGTCAGACGGTGCCGGGGTAGCGGGGTATCGATGCCGGGATGCCGGGCCGGAGCTGCGGAGGTGATGCCGGGCCGGGGTGCCGGGGTGTGCCGGGGTGAGCGGGGCGACGCCGGAGATGAAGCCGGGCGCCGCCGGGGAGCTCACGCCGGGGAGTTGTCAATGTCGTACGGGATGCCGAGCGGTTTGAGTTGCTCATTCACAATGCGAATCACGTCCTCGAGGCGACCGACGGTGGCCCAACTGACGCAGGTGTGGCACTCAGGTGAGGTGAACACCTGAGCCACGAAGCTACTGCCGATGATGATGAAGCGTACCATCAGTGCCTCCCCGCCAGAGAGAGACCCGGTGTGAGCAAGCACCGGAGGAGCTCCCCTACCTCGGGGTCACCGTCGGGATTGAACCGGGCCTGCGCTTCCTCCAGGCTCACGCCCTCGAGCTGCGCGACGGCAGCCCGGAGGTTGAGGTGTCGGGCCTCGGGCCCGGTGTCGTGTCGTGCTTCAGTTGTACCGATGATCTTGCGATTCATGATGCACCTCCCGAGACAAAGGGACGAGCGAACCAAAGACGCTTCATCTCAGCGAGCTGTTCGCACACACGATCTGCGGCTGCGTTCAGATCCATCCCGAGAATGAGGGGGACCTCTACGGTGAACGATATCTCACTGTCCCCCATGTTGACACCGCGCGAACCATCCCAAGTGATGGTAGTGGAAGACTCACAGAGCCATTCCCTTCCTTCCTCGCACGTATACGTGTCTTCTAAACGGTACTCTATAATGCTGCGAACTTCAGCGAAGCATGGTCGATCGATGCCAAAGGTGTACTCCCCGTTCTCACAGATGACTGAGCTGATGCCTTGAGCACCCAGCACCTTGAGCGCAGCTGAAGCGTGGTCGTAGAGTCGAGCTCCCTCGCGCCAGTCTTGAGCCCACTCAGGTCGAGTGTCGCTGTCGTAAGCGTTGCCCGTGTACATTACGGCCAGCAACAGGCGAACGATGAGCTCCCTGTCGCGGATAATATCGGCCCCCTGTGTGGGGTTGTCCAGAAACGCGAGCTGATCGCGCCAGTTGTTTGTGTCGTTGGTGGTCATGTCGTTTACCTCATGTGGGTTGCGCCCCGGCCAACTGCCTGAGCTACGCTCATAGTACCGCCTCGGTATAGGTAAAGTCTACCCCTTCGCAGACTCTTGACATTTACTTGACATCTCCGTGGCTCAGCTGGCCCAGCCACTCAGCCACTCAGACCATGGCCGGGATGCTGAGGCGGGGACCTGGTCATAGCCGGGCCGGAGTCTCATCGCCGGGCCGGAGGGCAGCTGTCGGTGAAGCGTGTGCGCATGGCCGGGCCGGCGGAGAAGAGGACGGCAACGGAGGGCAGGCGGACGGCAGCAGGGCAGGACCGCAGGGCAGCAGGACCGCAGGCTAAACGCAAGATGGCGAGGCGGTTTGATCTTTCTTGCGGGTTACGCTTGACGTACCTAAACCGCTCTGGTATAACTGCAGGGAGACACACAAGATCTCAAAGGAAAAACGACATGACAAAACGCAATCCGAAGATGGATCCCAAGAGCTACCTGACGGTGACATGGACCTGCCCTACTGACGGACTGGTCACCCGAGGTTTCGACGACACAAGACACGGCAAGATCCGAGCGTCTTGGTGCTGTGACTGGCTCGATGAAGAAGGCATTCAGTATCAGACAAACTTCAACCGCAAGCCCAGCGAGGTGACAGCATGAGTCGGCGATTCAAGATGCTCTGGGTGGGACGATCCAAGAACGACAAGACCGGCGATATCCCTCAAGGGTACGTAGGCGAGGACAAGGAACAGACCGAGGCATCATGCGACGGCTGCCCCATGCGCAAGGGCGGGTGCTATCACTGGCTCGGAGCTCGACGCGCACAAGCCAGCATGCAGCGTGCCTATGTCAATAAGCCTGAGCGGTACTCACTTGCACACGCACTCGGCGAGTCAAGGCGGACCGCCCGCTACGCACGTGGGGCGGTGGGCGGTGACCCATGGGTATTCACCAGCGAAGAGGTCATAGAGTGGTACCGTCAAGCACGAGGAGCGGGGCTCAAGGGGCTGTTGCTCTACACGCACTTTGCTGCGGACAAGGGTGCCCACCTTAAGGGCTTGGCTATGGCCTCGGTCCACTCGCTCGATGAGGCGGACGATAGGATCCGCGAGGGCTGGCGGGCTGCAATGGTCTCCGACTTCAGAGCTCCAGGGTCCAAGCGCTCGACGCTCAAGCACCTACCTGAATGGAAAGGTGAGAAGTTCATCACGCCTGACGGGAACGAGGGTACGCCCTGCCCAGCACAATACAAGGCGGTAGACTGCAACGCTTGCGGACTGTGCGACGCGCAGCGTGAAGGCAAGCCCGCTCCCCTAATCATCTTCTTCCAGCACTGAGGTACCCCATGCCATGGATCAGACAATACATCGCACCCGAGACGGCCTGCCTAATCGAGCAGACGGACTTGCATACTGGCGAGGTGACCACGTTCACGGTGTACCGCACGTACATCGACGACGACTTCACCCAGCCGTCGCCCTACCGATTCACTCTGGATCGAGAAGAGCGATGGTCGTGTGAGTTCGACATTAGAAAGTGGCCCACATACAACCCCGACTTGGCGCCGAGGCAGGTGATACAGGGCGCCGTTGATCGGGGATGGGTGGAGCTCGACGGCATCTCGTTCTGGACGCTGGTCGACGGGAAGCCTGGACCCTGGGAGGTTGACGCCGTAGCCCGTTAGCGGTTACTCTCGAGGTGACACCGGGGACGGGTCAATTAAACAGTCAGTCATATGGTCGCAAGACCAGCGCCCGATCGGTAGGTTTAGTCGTTTTCCTCTGCCGGTCGGGCGCTCTGTTTAGTAGCCGGAGCTCGCGCGCTTAGCCTTACTGCGACTGGCGAATAGCGCGGGCTCGTCTTCCTGGTCCTCGAGCTGGTAGATCTTGGAGCTCGCCGAGCCCGACTGATCCTCGTCAGCTGAGGTGAATGAGATCGCCACTTGATCCATGTTGCCGCGGATGGCCACGTGAGCTGGTGCACGCCAGACGCGCCGGCTCTTGCTCTTGCCGGTCTCGACGTTGTATTGAATCGAGAGGAGCTGCCGGGTCATTAGTCGAGCTCCTTCTTGCCGCCGTGGTTGTCAGAGTCATCGTGCGAGTCATCTTGCACATAGCTCATGAGCCTATCGGCTTGACCCTTGTGCATCTCAGATGCTTTGTAGAGCTCCTCGGCGATCTGCTTCATGTCATCGGCATGGCCGGCGGGTGACGAGGCCGGTGTAGACTTAGCCTCAGCCGGGGCCGGGCCGCATGGGCCGCCGGCGTCAAGTCCCTCGGCGTGGAGCATCTGCTTCCGAGCCTGTTGATAGCCCATGCCGGGGTCAATGATAGATGGACCGGCTATTCGGCGCTTCACAACTATGAAGGAGGGCTCGTCGGATGAGTGCATGTCGGATCTCCATTTACCTAATGAGCGTATCAGTTATTTAGACTGAGCACCAGCAACTATCCGAGCCAGCCTCTCGTCAAAGTCTACATCAATGCTTACTGCCACCGTGGCTTGGTCAGTTGAAGCAGCTGGTGTAATGCCACAGCGATCAAGGATTGCCTCACTCGCCTTCACTCGGTCGCGCGGGGCAGCTGCGAGGTCTGTTGCCACGTCAAGAAGAGAGCTCAAAGCAGCCTCAGCGGCCTCCTCTAAGCCCTCACCAAGTACCGACCGCCTCCGTTCCTGGCCCGCCGCGATGGCGGACTGACCATCGGGGTCAGTGGACCAGCCCCACACGGTGGACGGCCTCACTCCAAGTCGACGAGCGGTTGATCTAACTGTGTGCCCAGCCTCCAGAAGTCTATACGCAAGTGCCTGAGTCTCTGGTTCATCTGAGAATCGGACTTGCTCAGCCAGCATTGCAGCTACCTCAGCTTCTCCAGCGGGCACAATGGTTGTTGGAACTACATGCAGAGCTGAGTTCGCAGGTGAAACCACTGATTCATTTGTGTCGTCATCGCTATCCATACCCCATCCTACCACCCGACTTGCTCGACGTCCATCGTGTAACAATGTAACCTTGGTGTAACCACTCAGTGTTACGCGAGAACCAAGGTTAAACGTACCATATAAAAAGTGTAACAATGTAACACTGTTTCAACAGTACACCTTATAGGGGTGTGATAAAAGCCTATACGTGTATACGTGTATACGTGTAGGTTCTACGTATGTATACACCCTCTCCAGACAGCGTTACATTGTTACACTTTTGATAACCCGCTTACAAACTGGACTCTCGCGTAACACTACAAAGTTACGTGCTGTTACAACCACTGTGATTCTTACGATAAGCCAGCTTCAACCTGGTCAATGGAGGGTTACACTTTCAAGTTGCGTAATGGTGTAGACTTTCAACTCACCTCCGACCTGTCATCGCACGCAGGAGGTTGTTCGCAGACTCACGACTCATGTCAGCTCTCGCCTTCTCCTCGTCCGTCTCAGCTGGTGCAGGGTTTTGCAACTCCCAGTCGCTCACGTCATGAAGTCGCACCTTCCACCAGCCACTACGAGGCTTGAAGTTTCCGATGGGATTCTGACGCTCCCACTTATCTATGAACTCAGAGCGACGTGCGCTCCAAGCTTCTCGGTCTGTAGCAGTACTCATCGACCACCTCCTTGGTAGGTACCCTCCCCTATCGGTATGGATTGAGAGCGTCAAGGACATTTCTTTCTCTATCTCAGGACCTCAACGATTACAGGCACTTACAAAGTTTCTTCAATAAATCGTACACCCAGGTGTTGACGCACCGGTATGGCTCCCTTAGTTAGTCTGCGAGGGTAGCAAACCGCTGTCCTCCAACAAGGAAAACACAATGGCTTCACTGATACACATAGACGACAACGAGAACTGCACGTTCTCTCACTCATGCGACGCATGTTCTGAGTGGGTACGCGAAGGCGAGCACTGCGGCAACGACGGCCAGTACCTCTGCCCTGACTGCTACAGCAAGCAGACCGCAGACGAGCGGTACATCCACGACTGGCTGATTGTCCTCGTGGACTTCGACTGGACGCCCGACGTACTGGTCGCCATCCACAAGGACGTAGCTACGATGAAGACGGTCGATGCTGCTGACCACTCAGTGCCCGACCCTGAGGACAACATCTCTCGCTTCGGCCCTGGCACCTGCGCTCACTCGCTGGCGATGGACGACATCGATGGCCTGCACGCTGACGTGAACGCCGTCTACTGCTTGATCGATAGCGGACTCATCGACGGCAAGCGCGCCCTCAAGATGTTCCGCAACGGAGGTGCAGCATGAGAGTCGAAGTCTACTGGAACCTACGCAGGCACCTCTGGTCGGTACGCTGCACCAAGACGGGCCGAGTCATCAACCACTCCAAGTACCTGCGTCTCAAAGACGTGACGTGGGTAGTGCAGCCCGGTGGCCGTGCCCGCGTCCTCGAGCAGCAGCGCAAGAACGTTCACGCCTTCGCTCGCGGCACACTGGTTCAGGACATGTCAACATGGAGCAGCTTCTCAAACTGGGATGGCGTGCGCTCAATCAAGTACAACCCGTACAAGTACACGTCATTCGTTTACTGCGACAATGAGAACTCCATCAAGGAAAGCATATGCGCAGTGCTGTCAACCAAGTACCACGTGACCGGTGACAGGGTCACACCGACGGTACTCGTCTACGGAGGTGCAGCATGAGAGTGCTCGTAGCCTGCGAATACAGCGGCAGAGTCCGCGATGCATTCAGAGCTCTGGGGCACGACGCCATGTCGTGTGACCTGCTCCCGACTGACGTGCCCGGACCTCACTACCAAGGCTCAGTGCTCGACGTCATCAACGACGGCTGGGACCTGATGATTGCGCACCCACCGTGCACGTTCATCTCCAAGGCAGGGGTGCGCTGGTTGCACAGTGACCCTACTCGCTGGGCCAAGCTTGACGAGTCGTGTGAGTTCTTCAATGCGCTGCTCGACTGCGACATCCCCAAGTACTGCATCGAGAACCCCATCCCACATCGCTACGCCATTGAGCGACTCAAGGGTAGGAAGTACACACAGATCGTACATCCTTGGCAGCACGGTCACGGTGAGACTAAGGCCACCTGCCTCTGGCTCAAGGGCCTGCCCAACCTGACGCCCACCAACATCGTGGACGGACGGGAGCAGCGGATGCTCAAGCTGCCGCCGAGTCCAGACCGCTGGAAGATACGGTCGACCACCTACCACGGCATCGCACACGCGATGGCTCAGCAGTGGGGAGGTGCCGCATGAGCGGCGTGCTTGACGACCCACGGCTACAGCGGCGGAAGATCCCATGGTCCTCGCTCTTGGCCGAAGGGGTGGACCCTAAAGAAGTGATGCACCAAGCGCAGAGAAGACGCGACTGGCGCGTCGCCGAGTCAGCCCGAAGATGCTGGCACCGTGTTCGAGACCAACAAAACCGAGGTGAGAAATGAACCTGCCATCTGACTGGGGCATGTACTACACAACATGCGAACGCTGCGACCGTGAGTATCACTTGAGCGGCACCACCGTGTGCGCCTGCGCACCCTGCAACGTTGACGACTGCGACACCACCGTCAACACGGACGAGACCTACACCTGTGTCAGCTGCGAGGATGCAGCAACCAACCACGAGCAAACCGAGGATGCGATGGACGCACTCTCAGCTCAACTCCAAGATGCCGACGGAGGCACCAAATGAACGACGTATTTAAGATCACAATCAACGCGATAATCACGCCACACGACATCGAGGCACACCCAGACACGTGGACGAAGGATGATTTTCTCGGCCACCTGGTGGCATCGCCGGAGCTGGTGCGCAGTGTCGAAGTGACTGAGCTGGTGCCGAAGGCAGAAGCACAGCCAGTGGTCAAGCTCGAAGTGGTGCCGGAGCTACAGCCACAGCCGGAGCCGGAGCCGGAGCCGCAGCCAGCAATCGCAAGGCCCGTGGCTGTTTCGGCAAAGCCAAAGCAATCGAAGTACCTCAGCCGCAGAACGCACCGGCTTCGCGTGACCGATGGAGTCCCCTTAATCGAGTACTGCTACACAAGCTACGACTACCGCGATGGTGCCTACCGCTTAGAGATTGCGCTACCAACCACGCACGAGAACAAGGACTGCGTCTGGCTGACTCGCGAAGAGGCTGCCCGGATCAAGAACCGCATCATGGAAGCCCGTGCCGAGCGGTTGGCCAAGCAGCAGCTCAAGCGCAACGCGGGAGGTGAGTGATGCCCAAGCAAGAACTAACCATTGAACACCTACGCGACCAAGCCTTCATTGTACGGGGTGAGGAGTGGATTGAGGTCAACATTGTCAATGGAGCCCTGGTTGTCACAGCCAACTCCAATCTTAAAAGCGAACACGATGTACCCGTCTGCACCATTGATGCAGATGGGAACATCACAATCAAAGGAGGTGAGTGATGGACATGACCGCACGCGCGACTGACATTCAGCTCATACTGACACGACGAGAGTTCAACCTGGTGACCAAAGCACTGACGGGTAAGCTCAGCCCAGAGCCTCACCCCAAGTGTAGCGATGACGATGTACCTGACGCATACAACCTCGGGCAGCGCCTGATGGAGAAGCGCATCCGGTGTGCCGAGTACGAGGTAGAGCTGCTCGAGAAAGCCTTAGAGAAAGCAAAGGGAGGTGAGTGATGAAGTACCACTACGACAGCAAATGGAACGACGAGCCTCAGATTCACGGGTGCTGGTTCATTGACACTGACGGTGTGACCGCTCTGCAATGGACCTGCACGAATGGAGCCAGCGGCGACATACTCCTGTCGGATGGTCGTGTGATCAAAGAGCGGCAGTACACTGGTCGTGCATTTGCATCGCACCCAGACCAGAACCCCAACATCGGGAAGGACTTAGACGGAGTCTACTTCTCGGTACACAACAATCAGAGCTTCAAGACTGATGAAGGAGGTGAGTGATGAGGATCTACCAAGTATATCGATGGGATCACACCGACGGACCAACGGTTCGCTTCTACGCCAACAAAGCAGAGGCTACACGAGCAGCCAAAACCTTCGTAAAAGAAACCGACAATGACGGGGAGATAGAAGTATCCGTACTCGAACTGCCCACAAAGAAGTCGGAACTAATCTTCGCATTGAACTCGATAGACGCAACAAATGCGCACTACAGCGCCACACTGGTTGCATCGTATGACTCAGAGGAAGCACCTCTCCCCATCTTTGAAAACTTCTATAGCGATGGAGGTGAGTGATGCCGCTGGATTCTACTAAACGGTACTGCAAATCGTGCGGTGACCGTAAACGATTGACGTGGCCGAAAGGCGATCCCGTGTGCTGCACCATGACCTGTGCGGCTAATAAGTTTCTGATCTATGACGCAACTGCGAGCAATGAATGGGACGGGTCACACTGCACAAACTGTGGATCGTTGGAAGAACACTACGTCGGAGACTGGTGCGACCACGAAGTCGATGAAGGAGAAGAGTGATGTACCAAACCATACTGATGGACCCGCCATGGTACGAGACTGGCGGGGGTAGAATCAAGCGCGGAGCTGACCGGCACTACCCGCTGGTCAAGACTCCTGACCTACCTCGAGTGATCATGCAGGCGCCCACCTGGAAGCCAGCTCGTGACTGCCACTTGTACATGTGGGCTACTGCGAACCACTTGGCTGATGCGATCTGGCTCATGGGTGCGCTGGGCTTCAAGTACAAGACCAACGTCGTGTGGACCAAGGAAGGTCGGAAGGGCCTGGGTCAGTATTTCCGTGGTCAACATGAGCTCCTGCTCTTTGGAGTCAGGGGCAAGGGCTACAACGTGAGGACCGACGACAAGACGATTGGCTCGTGGATTCACGCGCCCAGAGGTAAGCACAGCCATAAGCCTACTGAGTTCTATGAGCTGATTGAGGCTCGCAGCGAGGGTCCGTACCTTGAGATGTTCGCCCGCTCTGAACGAGAAGGCTGGAGTTCTTGGGGCGATGAGGTGACACCGTCATCACAAGTTAGTACCCTGATTGTAAACGCACAAAACCAATGGAGTCAGACATGACTGACGATCAAAAGCAAAGAGCAACCCAAGACATCAGCGAGATGCGTAAGCGCACCAACATGTGCATCGCTGAGCTGGAGTACGTGACCAACGCCATCGGCGAACTACAAGACAAGATGACTGACTGGCTGGAGAAGCAAGTAGATGTATACCTCTGCGTGACTGCCGACGAAGCACTCGCAGACAAGAACGATCCGCTCGATGAGTACGTCATTGTGATGGAGGTAGAGGGCGAGGAGCTCGTCAGCTTTACCGACGTTGATGCAGGCGACCTGGTCGACACGCTATCCATCTGGGCCATCCGTCACTTGATCATCAGCTGCGGCAACTACAATGCCAAGATGGAACTACCCAAACCCGCTGAGGCATAGTCATGGAGTTCGCAATCTCATGGACAATGGCAAGCGGCAAGCCCACCTACGAGGGTAGGTGCGTAGACTGTAACTGCCTGATCGGCCCTTGGTTCTCATTGAAAGCTGCCAAGAAGGGTATGACATCGCACCACAAACGGTGCGACGCCTGCCACCACAAACACGTATTCAGTCCCCCAGGCAAGTCTCCATCGCTTCACGACTGATGCAATAGCAGCGCATGATGGCACCCTCGATACGAACAGGGCGACTGCGCCGACTCTTACCGTCTGGGCTAACGACAATCCAATTGCGTTCAGCCCAGCGGTTTAGTATCTCAGCTGGGTGATGGCCTAAGTTCTTCAGTACCTCTCTCATTGTGAGCGTAGTGATCTGAATCTCTGCCCAGTCTTGGTCCTTGCTCCATCGACCCGCCCACCCGTGCATGGGTACGCGAGTGTGACCATGGCCCGACATCTCGTGCCTACCGTGGAACCGGACAGCGTTAGCTGCGCACCACGAGAGCATGTCTTGGAATGCAGCGAGCGGACGGTCAGCGTCACGACCCGCAGCTTCTTGGCACTCGATGAGGAAGGCGAATGGGTCCTCTTGGCAGGGAGTCATACCAAGCTGCATAGTGATTCCCGCAGCTATCTCCAGTGCTGCCAAGTGAGCAGCGTGCCTACGCGCCACAGCACTGGTCGCAATGTGAGCGTACTTGTCACGTGCTTCCTTGTACACAGCTCTGATCTCATCATGCCTTGGCTGGTTGGCTACAAGATACTCGATGACTCTGCGACCGAGGTGGCCATGGTTGTTGGCCAAGATGGCCTGCGTTTCTTCGCTGACCTGGCCGCCGATGTCTGGGTTAGATCCGAGCGGCTTACCCTTGAGCGATAGCACTCGAGCTCGAGTACCTGCGTCTTCACTGAAGTCGGTAGCTGCACCTTCACCTGTACTGATGAGGATGGACTGCCATGAGTCAGTGTAGCGGGTACCCTCGACGGCACCACGACCACGACCTTGACCTTGGCAGAAGTCGTAGATGACATCGCGCACGATCCCGTTGTGCTTCGCTCTCTTGGTCTCGTCGAGAAGTAGCGGGAGGTTCTGTAGGTACCCAGCTGTGCGCTCGATCCATACCTTGGTAGCGTCCCACGAGTACATAGCCGTCGGGTAGTTCTCACTCGGCTTGCCCCACACTGACGCAGCAAAGCGCAGTGCCGTAGTCTTTCCACCACTGGTCTCACCACTGAAGTCAACCACGAACCCAGGCAACCTGAGTAGCTTCATCAGTGGTGCAGCTACACTGGCGTAGATGGCCACGTGCATGTGCGGGTAAGGACTCACGAGAGACGCAGCCTCAAGCCAGCCCTCCCACGTACCAGTCATCATCCAGCCTTTCGACATAGACTCGAAGCCGGCAGGGGGTGTCAGCACCAGCTGCTCATCGGACTCGTCAGCTGTAGCGTAGTAGCTCTCCGGCAGGAGGAACCCACCGCCGGGCTGCCAGCCCATGCGTGGAGTAGACCTGAGTGACGATAGCCGGTGCCTGTTCTCAGCTTCAAAGTCCGCCAAGTAAGACACGAGGTTAGCCAAGTTCATGCTGCTGACGGGTGCTTCCAGGTCAGCCAGACCAATGAGCTTACTCGTATCCATCAGGGTACGGCGCGACACCACCCGGCTACACCAGCCGGCAGGGCCTCTCCAGATAGCCTGTAGCTTCGCTTCGCCAGTCAGTACGTCGCTGGTCCTGCCCGCAATAAAGAAGGGAGCAGCAGCGATCCTCGTGCGAACAAGGTCACCTTCAGGAGAAGCCGAAAGCCGGTAGACACCAGCAGCATCAATAGCAAAGCCGCGAGGAGGTACCAGTAAGGCAAGGATGTCGGGAGACACGATCGTTGCAGGAGGCCCAGCGTTAGCAAAGCAGGCGCTCAACGTCAGGTTGTTCGAGAGGTTCTCTTCAATCTCATCCAGCAAGTCGTCTGATCGACGACGCACCAGCGAGTCAGAGAGGTTCCGTATCGCAGACTTGAGGTTGCGCGAGCGTGTCCGCTGCCCTCGAATAGATCCTATTGTGATCAGGAGTGTTTCAACAGTGTCGTTATCTGACTGCCAGCTCTCTGCGAGGCTGGTCATTACGTTAGGATCTTGAATGCTGATCCATGCTGCACGTTGTGCAGACGAGTCACCCTCTCTGAGGGATGCAAGAAGTCTATTCAGTATGTCGATTCCGGGGCTCTGCTGCTGCGCTGCTGACCCGGTTGATCGTTCTTCAACCGAGTTGTCATTGTCCATTGTTCCACCATGGTAAGAGTCATTTATTAAACAGTCGTGTCGTGACCAGGTGCCCTCAGTAGGGTACCCAGCTCAGCTAATGTATCGACCCGCAACAATGCGTGTCAAACCGAAGATCAAAGGGTGGCACAATCGTTTCTTGTGACGGTGCCACCCCTCTCGCTAAGATTCCTTACGTGTCCAACCTTCTGACAAGTCAGACATAGGAATCTCGATAGTGTTGGTTGTCACTGCGCACTTAGGGCAATGACGCACCCGAGCTACCCAATCAGGTGTGTACCAGGATACCGTCTCTCGAGCTTGCCGAATCAGTGAAGGAGAGGCTGTCTCCTTTGAGTCAGCGTGCCGAGTGTTGGTCACCTTGGTAGGTCCGCCGCATTCAAAGCACTTCATTTGGTAGGGCTCGGAGGAGTTGGAAGGTTCAGCACCTTGCCGCCCTTATTAAGAGAGTACCCACCATCGTCATCGATTGTGATGTCCGCAGGCTTGAGCTTCTTCTTAATGATGGCAGCTGCTGTTTCTCTGGTCATCACACTGATCTGACCCGAAGAGTACCCCATCATCTCGATGGCCACTGCGCTTGCAGTTGTGACTACACTCTTAGACTTGGGTCGACGAATGACGTCGTCATTCCGAATGTCGTCTGTGTGCTCAGGCTCGTCGTCTACTAAAGGAGCCAGCCATGACGCAGACTCTTTGTCCATGTCGATGATTGTCCATCCCGCAGGAGCTCTACCCGTAGGCCGGATGGTACTGGCCATGATGACCTGACCCTCGAAGTTACGGAAGCTGCGCATCACTGAGCTCAGTGTCTTACCATCCCATGCACGATCCTCAGGGATCAAGATGGCAGGCTCACGAGCAGACGCGCCCATGCTGACAACAGCCATCGAGATCGCTGTCGTTACCGTCGCCCACTCTGCACCAGACAATGCCTCATGCAAGATGCCGCCGCGGCGTAGGCCCATAGCGAACGTAGACTTCGAGCTGGCTTCGTCGTACAAGACAAACTCAAAGTCCCAGCCTTCAGGCAAGTGACTGCATACAATCTTTACGAACAGCTCAGACTGGGTCTGCAAGATGGTCGACATCGCTTCATCGCACACCTTCTTTAGTGACTTATACCTCGCGGTGTCTACTTCCAGGTGGGTGATCAACTCCTTCGATGAGACGATCTGATCCCACTTAGACTTCAAGATCATCGTGTTGTTCAAGGCCAGAGATGCAGCACCCAAACGATCACGTGCGTCTTCGAGAGACAGACCCGCATCCGTACGAGACGGAGTGTTAGCCAGCTCGACCAGCTTTCTCTTTGCGTGGTCGTACCTTTCTTGGCAAGCGTCACGGCCTGCTTGGCTAAGGCGTAGTGCCTCGATCATCTGAGCGTTTGCTGTATCAATAGCGTCGAGCTGGTTGGCGAAGAAGCCATGGCAGCTGAGCAGATGGTCTGAACCTACGGCACTACTACACGTAGGGCACTGCTCGATAGCCTCGGACACAGCCCACTCGAGTGAGTCATAGCCGGACTTCAAGTACGCAGGAGCGTCCTTCATCTTACTTCTGTGGTCAGCAATCTGGTTGTCCATGTGCTGCATGTCTGATGTGAGACTATCCATCTCAGCTTCACACTCAGCCATCCGACTCTGACGTAGAGACTCGGGCATCCCATTGGCGCACGCAGCGGCAGCTTCCAGTAATCCCTGGGCGTTCTTCACTGCTTGCTCGAGACGCTCGACGTCTTCTTCCGTAGGAGCTGAGTCAGTGTGTGCATCGATTAGCTCACCCACTACGATCTCTGCGCCACGTCGTTGCTTCGCCAGGTCACGGCTCTGCTTGGCCGCGTAGTCGTTGATGGCAATCAGCGCGTCTACATTGCTCAGGTTCTTGCCGAGGTGATCCCACAGGTCAGTGAACTTGCCATGCAAGTCTGAAGGAATGTACGCGTAGACGTCTTCCTTTGATACGCTGCCGCCTATCCATCCGAGGAAAGCTTTACGCCGGGTAGCTGCTGAGCCTGACAACGCTGCCTTAACCGCACGGTGCGTGAGCACTTGTGGACCTGGGCCTGTGTGCGATGGCCGCTTGTTCTTACCTTCGACCTTCTCTACTCTGAACGTACCTGCTTCATCATCAGAGAATCGGGCGGTAGTGTGCAGAGAGTTACCGCGACAGAGAGACATGAGAAGATCTGCATCCTTCACGTCATTGCGACCGACCACATCATCAACTGAGCCAGACACAGCCAGCTCAACAGATTGAATGATGCTGCTCTTGTGGCTGGTGTTTGTTCCGACCAGCAGAGTGTAACGGCCTAAGTCTACAGACCAGGCATCGCCGTTAGGCTTGGGTGACTTAAGGTTACTGTGAACAGACTTCACATACGGACGTGTTTGTTTCTTAGACATAGTGTCTCCGGGGTTGATAGCGCTACCGTTTAGTCAGTCAGACACGGTAGCTTTAGTTGTCGTGGAAAGTGTATGGTACTAATACCGCTGCGTCAAGGATTGAGAAGACTCACTCAGCGACTGTAAGTGTCACCCAAGAAGTCCAATCGTCTGATTCTTTAGCTGCTAAGCCAGTTATAGACTTGAACGATTCTGACTCAGGGCACCAGGCAAAGACATGCTTCTTCGCATCGAGGAACCACTCCAGCAGTTGGGCAGTAGCCTTACCTACAGAGAGGGACTCTTGAGTAAAGTCAACGGGTACAATGATTCCGTGGAACAAGTGACCACCTGTGTAAGACTTACCCACTGCGACATCGCGACACCAAGCAGCCCAGCCTCCGAGTGCGGCTGCACGTGACTTGTAATCGTCGCGCCCTGCAACCACCTCAGCCTGCCAAACGTCATCCGTCATGTGGCCTGCGAGCTGGGCACACCAGCGGTCAATGTCTTCGTCCTCGTCTTTCTTAGAGTGGGCGAGAAACCAACGAGACTTGTTCATCTATACGTCCTTCAATGTTCTACCGACGTCAGCCTCTGCGGTCATCGCAACAGGCCATCCGGGTATCTTGATTGTCATTGCTTCTTCCATTGTGCGCTTCATCTTCTCTATCTCAGGGGGAAGGGGCTCACCCTTGACGGGTGCCCACATAGGATCAAAGCCCTTGGGCAGCGGAGCCTGTACACAGATAGAGTCATGGCATTGATGAATCATGCCCGTACCTGGTCCGGCATACTCGAACGGAAAGGCGTCTCTTACTTGAGCTTCAGCCAACCGCATGGTTGATCCCTCGGCTGCAAGGATAGGAAAGTTCACTACCTCTTGAAGCTTGCCGTCACTGAGAGGCCCACTGCGCCTACCCATGATGGGCTCCGCCATGTAGCCCTGCCTCTCGTATACCTTCTTCATCGTGGCCCAAGCGCTCTCCCACTCAGGCTCACTGGTCTTCCACGTCTCGTGCATGACTCGTACTTCTCTAAGTGTCATGCCCACATACGGCAGCTTGGCATCGTCAGTCTCTGTTGATGTCAGTACCTGCCAAACTGTAGCGGGGTCGGCTGCATATGCTGATGCGTATCTAAGTGTCTTACACACGTCACGCATAGACTTAGCGTCACCACCAGGAGGCTTGCTGTATAGGCTGAAGCCGTCGTCACCCCAGCCACTTGCCTGCTCGAATCGATCACCGAATACGTTGTGAGCCAGCGTGTTGTGGGGATCCTTACCTTCCTCGAAGCACTCCATCAGTAGAGGTATCTTCCAGTAGTTAGCGATGATCCGTAGGTGTGCCTGGTCAAGGTCAGCACCGATGAGGATGTAGCCTGGGGGAGCTGCGAAGATTGTCTTCAGTGGCCCTTGGCCTTTACGGTTACCGATGTTCTGTAGGTTGGGTCCAGAGCATGAGAGGCGCGCGACGCTGGTGACATGGGCATTCCATGATGGCCTCACCCTGCCGTCTTCCCAGACCACACCCTTCTTAGGGTCGATGTCTCTGCGGTTGAGAGGTATCAGCACCGTACCGAGGATCTTATTCTTCTCTCTGCGATACAGCCTGAGCTCACGGATGAATGCCTCTTGTTCCTCTGATAGGTTCCCACTTGCAATGTGAGCGCGCAACACAGAGTCACCTGTACCAGGTGCGCCTGTGTCAGTGTAGAAGTCTTTAGCGTCCATCTGAGGAGGGATACCGAGCTTCCACTTACTGTAGAACAGGTCTCTGATCTGATCGTAGCTGCCGGGGTTGATGCCTGAAGCGAAGTCGTCGAGTCGTTTAGCTCTCTGCTTTACGGACAAAGTAAACCGAGCCTCTAAGTCAAACCGCTTCTTCTGGTCGACCCATACACCATTCTTGTGCATCTCAACACACATCACTTGGGTCTCGTGGTCGACCTCGTTGAGATTCCACGGCCTCTCTATCGGCCAAGAGTCAGGCTTGATGTTGTCTTTGATGGGGTTGAAGGCACCTGCATTAGTCGCCGCCTTTATTAGGGGAAGCGTGATCCTTGCGTTTACTACTGTGTCAATGATGTTGTATCTAAGAAGCTCGTCATCATCCGTACTACCTGTAGCGATACTCGAACCCTTCTCAGTTGTCTCCCATCGTTCAACGTCGGTGAGGATAGACCCGATAGTCTTTAGTCCCTTCGGTAAGTCAGGAGCTCTGAACCGAGCTGGGAAGAGCGTGTCTACCAGCGGGTAGGGGTTCACACCTAAGTGGTTCTCGATCACCATCCGGTCATAGCTACCAGCGTTGTGACCCACCCACACACGACCGTCAGTAAAAGCAGCGCGCAGTATATCTTTGATGCGCCACTCCTCTCCCTGCGTGTAAAAGCGTGTACGCCCATCAGCACTCAGCAAACTAATGCCCACTGCCTGAGAGTTCTTCACAGGGTTCTTCGCCGTCACACGTCCGCGCTCATCCAAGTCAGGGGTAGCGATAGCTATCGTGCGGAGCTTGCACTCCATGGGCTCAATGCCATCAGTCTCTACATCGTAAGCCCAGAAAGGAGAGGGCTGCTTCAGCCATTCCTCCAGCTCCTGAGGAGAGGGTCGCCACAAAGAATCGGGCTGAGTCCAGTCGAGCGTGTCCGAGAACCAGCGGAAAGCTTTACCCATGTCAGCGTGCAAGACGTGACGCCAACTGGGCGAGCGTAAAATAAACGACGGGTGCAGCGTAGGTAGCAAGCGGTGAGCCGTCTCATCGTCCTCGTTAGTCACGCCCCAGTCTTCAGTGATCCGCATAGGACCACCTCTGGTTGAGTGGATGCTGCTACCGACACCAGTCAGCGAGTTAGTCGCGAGCTTACCGAGCGTAACAATAGAAGGGTAGCGTGAGGCAACGTTCAGCAGCCGAGGCCGGCAGCACGTAAGAGGGTGAGGTACTGCCTCTTGCCCTGCCTTCACACGCTTGCGATTGAGCTTGTCTACAGCTTTGTCCAAGCGACGCAGAGCTCCTGAGGCTTGACCTGGTAGGTGACATGCGATCACATGGTCGAGGTCTACATCGGTTCGGCGGTGACCACACGCAGCTAATGCTCGGTTCCACTCACCACCTGACCTACCCACTAAAGCTCTACCATGCTGAACTTCTTCAGGGTCAGGGCTCTCAGCTACAGCGAGGACGGTTGCACCCTTGTGCACCTCACACCCCACTGGCTTCCAGTCATCTTTACGGAGAGCTCCCTTAGGACCCAACGGGCACACATCGCATCGTGCTCCAAGTGTTGTCGGGTCAAAGGGCATTCGTTCTCCGGGTTGAGGTCAAGGCATCTATTCAACCATCCACATGCCTTCCTGCTGGACTTCTTAGGTGTCAAACCAACACCCTGGTCTATATAAAAGCCGTCGCCACCGGACCTCGTGGCAGCGACGACTTAGTCTGCAGCGCTAGCTGACGATACCTTGCGCCACGCTTGGGGCAGGCGGAAGGACAGCGCCAGTGGAGGGTGCAACTCCGTTAGTCACTGCAGGTGGTACAGGGGCGCTTGTAGCGGTCTGAACCGGTGCACCAGAGTCTTTACGAGCTTCGTAAGTAGACTTGTTAAGCCAGCCCTTGATCTCGTTGTAAGAACCTTGGACACCCTTCTGACCAGGAACAAACTCAACGTAGCCCTTACGACCGTGGTTGCTGGAGTGGATGAACCACTCGTCGGTCACGTTACCTGAGTCAAGAGTTTCACCATCGTATCCAAGAGACTCGAGGATAGTGCGCAGGTTAGCAAGCTGACCACGCAGTTGGTTCTCATTAAGACCCGCGAGCTGGTTACCGTTGTCGTCGTAGGGCAAGTTTACGAATGCGAACATTGTAAACCCGTCGTCGAACTGAAGGTGGAAGCGACGCTTACCAGGCTTGTCGTTAGGGTGAGTCTCGATCTTTACGATAGAGACGGGGTAGAATCCAGCGTCAGGTGCGCCAGCTCCGAAACTACGGACGCCCTTGAAGGCCCCCGGAGGGATGTTGATAGCCATGATAGGCTCCATTGTTGTTGTTGTATGGTGGACGCGAGGTCCGAGGTCCAGACGACGGATGCCGTCAGGAAGAGGGAGGTGGTGGTGGTAATGACGCACTCGAAGTAGTCGGTGCATCAGGTTCAGGCTCAAAGTTGAATAGGCTTCGGGACTGCTGTTTAGCAAGTACCCCTCTTGCAATACCATCTTGGCAAGCCCAGCGCAAGTGAAGGGTGTCATAATCGTACCCAGATATGGCGCTGTCAATCGCTTCTATCACAGGTACGTCTTGCATTATAGCATCAGCTACACGATCTGCAACTTCATCCTGCCACTCTAAGCCACTAACTCTACCGAGATGGTAGTTGGACTTACTCGCCCGAAGTATCTCACGTAAGTTACCGGGCGTCTTTTTAGCGCAGACTCCAGTACGATCCCCAGTAATCCACTCAGGATCAGTAGGGTCACAGTAGTACGCACCTGGAAACCACGGGTCAGGGTATGACGGATCAATCATGGCGCGTACGTTGATGTCACACCAAGAGGGTAGAGTCTTCACTTGGTTACGTGATGGAACGTCAGGACCACCAGGGCAGAAGTGACCGTCTGCATTAGAACCTGGCATCCTCTCGTGGAAGTTCATAGCCATGTGCACGCCCAAGTGACGAGCTAATCCTGCGAGCTCAAGCAAGTGGCGGTCCAGCTGCTGGTACTGATAGAACTTATCCTTACGACCGGAGCGGCCCATAGGTGCTTCTTCCATCCACTTAAGCATAGACATCTTACAGAGATGGCTGGCATCGTCGATAACAACAGCCCCGCACTGAGACTCCAAGTCGGTCTCGCTGAGCTCCCTGAGCAGTGCGATTAAATCAGGTAAAGTCTGTGGTGGGTCTGCATAGACTGACGGAGTGAACCCCAGCTCGTTCTGCGCGACTAAGCACAGGGCTGAGGGCACACCAATAAACAGTGCATTAGGAAACGCAGCGAGCATGTCGCTGGTCTTCCGTTTCTTCGGTTGCCCATAGACCGTAATCATAACGGTAGGCAACCCATCTTCATGGGTCATAGTATTCTCCGGGGTTAGGATCTCAAACAGTCGACAAACAAAATAACAGAGGCGCTCAGTATTTGCCAGCTTCTCCGTAGAAGCAGAGCTTAATACCGGCACAAGCACCATACCTACCTACGCAGGCAGTCTCGTGCTGAACCTTAGGCCATGACCAGTGATCGGGATTGTCGATGTCCAGTCGGGCTAAACTGTGCTCCGCTCTCCAGAGCATCTCTGCAAAGTGGTGATCACGATGAGGAGTCGGTGGGACCATAGGCCGAGCGATGCGCCAGGGGCCTTGTGTCTGAATGAGGTTCAACGCGACGCCGCCGAAGCTCTTTCCGTAAAGCTGTTTGCCCATGATTCTGAACGCGGCGAAGCCACCATCGATGGCGTATGCGTCAACGCTGCGGTTGGGCTGCACTCGAGCTTGGTGCTTGTGATCCCAGATGAACGCTCGCCCTGACCGATCTCTTGTGGACATATCCATTCTACGAGTAAGCGAGACTGCATGTCCGTGATCAGGATGGCCTGGTACGTTGAGCGGAGACGGTCTGATTATGCCTCCGTCGCACGCCTTGATCTTAGCCACGTCAGGTCGGAAGTCTTGGTCTTGAGGGTCAGTCACCCACAAGCCCCACTCACCGTTCTTCTCACCGAGTACCGCTGTGACTTGATGCTCCACTGCGAGGATGCGACCAGGTGACTCAGGGAACTGAGAGAGGTAGCGCCTGAATGTCTCAATCATTCGGTCGATAAACTCGTGACCACCATTAGCCTCACAGTAAGCGTGTATGGCTTCTTCGGGATCCATGAGCATGTCAGGGTCGTCAATCCACTTGTCGTCTACCCAGCAGCCACCCTGCTTAGCGCCATAGATAGCGTGCAGGTGTGCTTGCATGACGTGACCCATACTCCCACGCGTAAGTGCGTCAGCTGGGATCATCTGCATGTTCAGCCTCTCGCCGTAGGCAAAGAGCTGCGGGCACTTAAAGAAGGTACCGATTCGTGACCAGCCGCGAGCAGACCTACCCGCATCGATAAGTATCTTACTCATCACTCACCTCCTTGTTCTTGCGATTGTTGTTTCGATGACAGAGAGCAGATCGATGAGGCGCTCCTTTTCTATCTCTTCACATTTACCAATCATCCTTATTGACTCTTCGTCGGGGTATTCAAGAGCGGCATGAACTGCAATCTGATGGTCGATGACAGCGTTACGAAAAGATTTGATGTGTGCTTTGATCAGGTCCATCACTCACCTCCATCCCACTTGTCACTTTCAGGGCCGCGCGGTCGTCCGTATTGCGCGCACTCATCTTCCGTCAGCGCGTAGCCGGCCTTTCCGGTCAGGCAGACGGGATGATGTCGATACCCGTCACGGCAGGTCATCATCTCTTGGGTGCGGTAAATCCGTTTCCCGCATGATTTGCAGATGTCATCCATCACTCACCTCCCGTGTGTTGAGACCAGTGCATGTTGTGCTCGTACATCAAGTCGCCCCACTTGTCCGTAGCCTCGGCCCACTTGTCGTCGTCTTCGTTCCATGACTCTGTGAGTGACTGGAACAAGAAGTCATAGACTCGTTTGGTGTTCATTTTGTTAGTAGTATCTTTAACATTGATGAACTCGCCAATCAGTAGCTTGAACAAACGTTCTCGATTCTTTTTGGTGTTGTCATAGAGAAGCATCACTTGTCTCCCAGTTTTGAGATGATGGAGTCCAAGATAGACCCCTTGTCCTCTGTGCCACGGAGCTTCTCTCCAAGACCCTCCAGCTCATCCGCCTTCAGGAACGATTCGATGGGACCAAACTTATCGACCAGGATGTCCACCACACGAGTGTCATAGGTACCCTCTGCGACGATCACCTTGAGAAGAGTAGGGCTACCACCGAGTCTATCGAAGCGACCCTTCCACTGAACGAAGTCACCCGGCTTCCACGGCAGCATGGCAAAGATAGCGAGGTCTGCAGTCTGCATACCATCGACACCAGTACCAACACTCTGACCTGTAGCAATCAGGCAGCACGGTCCAGTTGACTCTCTGAATGAGTCAATCATCTCGTCCCTCTCGGACTCAGGTATTCCGCCGTGGGCCACCCAGACTGGCACGCTCCCCTGTGCCTCATCTCCACGGGTGACCTCACGACGGATGGCGTGTGCCCACAAGTCGGTCTCTCTTCTCCGAGCTGTGAACACAACAACCTTACCCCCTCCCTTCAAACCCTCGAGTGCTTCCTCCGTCACGTACTTACGCTTCTTAGAGCAAGCCTCTGCTAATCTCGCTTCGACTACTCGCTCTCGAGCAGGAGCTCCATCAGCCTTTACTTCTTTGACCAGTCCTTTGATCGCTTGCCCAAAGGTCTTGTCGTCACTCCATCGCTCAGCCCTGTTCAGCTGAGAGTTACTCAAGTACACCACCTGCACGCGCGTATCCGGCAAGGACGAATGGCTTTCAGAGTAAGGCACTTCGTGCACAAGAAAAGAACAGCGAGCTTTCAGCTCGTCCATATTGCTATGACCAGAGTCATCAAGGCCACCGTATTGCCCAGGGCGGGCGTCACAGTAGCGCATAGCAAAGCGCGAAAAGCTATGGCTAAAGCCCCCAGGTGCCAGAAGGTCCAGCTGCGACCACAGCCTCCGTGGTCGGCCATCGTCCAGAGGCGTAGCAGTAAGGCCAATGCGTCGTTCCAAAGACGGCAGTCTACTGATATCCATAACAGCAACAGCACGTGTCTCCCGACTTACCTTAGAGTCCACACGGCTGCTTGCCGCAGTCTTCCTTCTCTCGAAGGACACGCCACCGTCAGCTTCCTGAATAGCCGTCCATCGCTTGCGGCTGCCATGAGTATGGATCTCGTCAAGGATCAGCGTCGTCGGCTGCACGCTACGTGCCGCATCCATGTTGTCTGCCAGCGACTCTGCCCCGATAATGACAAAGGGACGTGTGCGTTCTTGACCACACTTGTCCAAGTATTCCTGCAGTGTACCGTCCTTCTTCCGTCTCTCTGACACCGGGCGGATGCGGAAGGGCTTGATAAAGGTGTACTCCTGCACCTGAGACCACCAGACGTGACGGGCTTTAGCCGGAGCTACGACGAGTACTGGCCCCGGTTGAGCCAGTGCTGACATGATTGCACCCAGTGTCTTGCCACTACCGCAGGCCCAGACGTTCATAGACCAGGGCCTACGGGTGCACCACGCCACGTTCATGTACTGGTAGGGTGTCGCTATCTCGAGCACATGTGGCTTGAGCTCGCCCCTATTTACGGCGTGACCTGATAACTCTATGCCCTTTAGGCACAGGGCTTGTCGGCTACCTTCTTGGTTGGACCAACCACCAATCCCGTCGGTGAAGTGAGGCGAAGACGTAAAGCTGGCATCGAACGATAAGAGTACGGACTCTGCGAGCCACGCACCGTGTATAGGGGTCATGACTACGCACTGAGCAATCTCCGTGTTTCCTTCTTCAATCAGCTTCGACAAACGCACACGCCTACTGTTACGTACCAAACCATAGACGAGAGTGCCTGGCACCTCCGTCTCCAGAGCTGGAAGTGTAGACACTAAACCAGGTTGATCTTCCGTAGTCACGGTGTATCGATAGTGAGGTTGTTCCCACATGGTGTCGTTCTCCTTGGATGACGTGATTCTATACAGGGTCTACCACTGCGTCAAGAGCATAGTTGCACATTAACGAAAAATGGGCTACCGTTGTGGTCTAAGGAGAAACCATGCCTGACACCGCATTTATTCGATTCTTGTTTCAACACCGCACTGCCCGGAGCTGGTCTATATCAGAGATGGCAAGACGCTCAGGGTTATCTCAACCTGAGGTCAGTCGCATCGAGTCCGGCAAAAGGTTGCCCACAATCAGGCACGTCAAGGGTGTAGCTGAAGCGTTCTCTCAGGCTCCGGTAAAGGGAGCGCATGAGCCATCTGACTACGCAGACTGGCTTGTCCGTCTGGTGGACATGGCCGAGAGAGCTCGTCAAGCTGCGCGTGTCGGCCCTGGTAGGTGGGCGAAAAGGTCGCAAGTAGAGGCGTGAGTAGTTAAAGCTCTCGCGTTGCTACGCAACATGATCCGCTATCTTGTGGTGGGAACTAAGCTGTGAGCTCTTGGATTGGCTGAGTGCTTACGGTACAACATAAGTGGATTGAACCTGGCCCCGCTTGAGCGTAACAACTCAAGTGGGGTATTCTTTTTACGAAGTAGACTTCTCGAGTAGGCGCTCTAACTTCGACACGATGTCGTTGTGTACTCTCGTTCGAGTAATGAGAAAGTCTTTGGACTGAGAGTCTTCCCTATCTCGGTACTCTTTAATGACCTTATCGTACCGCTCACGCATCTTCTCAGATCGCTCACCGTACTCTTTACGGATCTCGTCAAGCTGATCCTGGAAGCCCTCTACAAGCTTGTCCAGTCGCTTCTGCATCGTAAAGAACTGATACACCAAGAACGCAGCGAAGACACCGAGGTGCCCATCAGCTAACAGAGAATCGACTAAAGCTTCCACTATACAGGCTCTTCAATAAGCGTGTACGTAAAGCTATTCCCCCACTTACTCTTAGCTGCATAGCAGATACTCATGAACTCCTCGAAGTCGGCACTGTGGCTGAAGACTTGGCACCCAGCTGACCACTTGTCTACTTGGGTCGAGGAAGACCCTGCTTTATGTATGTTGATTCCGAAATAACCTTCAGTAATAGACTGTACGTCAAGGTCAATAACATCGTCTTTATTGCTATCACGATAAGTCTTGACCGTACCGTTTCTCTGACAGAGCGCATCGTATCTCCCCTGGTGCTTGTCGATCTTCCATACAGACCGATACTGACCAGGTACAAGGATAGCAGTACCCTTTACGTTGCTGGGATTCTCTAGCCAGTATCTACCCGGCTCAGTAGTACACTCCCAAGTTCGGGTAATCCATCCCTGCTCGTCCTTATAGACTACACAGATACGGTCATCAAAGCTGTTTGCCTTGTGATCCTTGCTACGAATACCAATGATGTTCAGGTTGTACTCACCTGACTCAAACACAGCGTGGCCGAGAGAGTCGACGTAGTCTAATAGTACGGGTCTCATCGGCTGCAGTTCGCGTTTGTAGCTTGGCAGATAGCGGCCTGGTTGATTGCTTGCTGTTGCTGCATCTCCAACATCTTGGCCACGATGTCTTCCATCTTGTCGAGTCGTGTCTCTACGCCCTCGATCTTAAGGTCTACGACATCCTGCTTACCTGACTTGGCTTCAAGCACGGTGACTCGTTTGTCCAGCTCTTCCGTCTCTTGGGCAGCTGAATCGAGAGAAGCAAAGCAAATGCCTGCAGCGAAAACTACCGTCATGCCCGGCATCGCAAAGTCTTTAAGCGTCATTGTCCTGCCCCCGCACTGTAGTGGTACGTCGCACCTATCCCAGCTGTGACGATGCCGACGATTACTATAGTCTCTATCCTACCAAGCCAGCGCTGTGTACCGGGTCTCTCAAGCCAGGGCTTTGGCTTAAGTTCCAGGTCTAACCTATCTTTATACCAGTCTCGTTCTCGAGAGAGCTCAGCTGTGTCGATTTGGTAACGAGTGCTAATGTTGGTCGCCCACACTTCAGTCGCAAGTAGGTCAGCGTAGTCGGACAATGGTACAGCGACGGCAGAACAATCTGAGATTGATACACCAATGGTCAGCTCAGGGGGAAACTTCTTACCCTTATTGATCGGGATCACTTGCGTGCACTGACCCGCCACAGGTTCAGGTACTACAGGCCGAGCTGGGATATCCGTTGCAAACGCTGCCGACATGAGCAAAAGGAGAGTCATCGCTTTCTCTCATTGCCGAGGCGCGCCAGGTCGTCCGCAGCTGAGTCGCCTTGTACTGCCTTCGTGAGAGCTTTGATGTTGTCGTCGAACTCTTTCTGTGCGACTTCGCGTGCCACCTCCGCTGCTTTGTTAGGGGGAGGCTTTGACTTTGTGCCTTTCTTTGCGTCCTTCTTGATACCAAATATAGTCGCCACAATAGCGGCCATAGCGACGAGGGCGATTGTAACAGTATCAACCATTGCTCCTCCTAAGACGCGATCATGTCGATGCGAACAGCGTTTGTTGGTGCTGTGTTGTTGGCTACAGGCGCCAGCTGAGTGCACCAAATAGAGACGCCCGCTGCATAAGCAAGGCCTGTGTTGAACACGTATGACGTCACTATTCCTGCTTTACCCTTGAACATCCAATCGGGGGTTTGGTTAACACCGACATCTGACCCGTGATCTTTGATCTTCAAGTAGACATCGGTAGTGTTCTTGGTGTTGTCGATATCAAGCATATAGATAGTACCGGACGAGTTGGCCGTTACATTCGCGTATCCCGTACCGTCAATACCAGACGCGGAGATAAGGATACCCCCGATCTCCGTAATAGATGTCCGTGTGGTTGCGCCCATGAGTTCCTCAGCTACAAGTTAAGTGAACGCCTGTAGATGACTGAGGGTTGCCTGTACCTATGGGGTCAGCAACTCCGGTCACACTCACAGACAAGGAGTCGTACTCCAACCCATAGGGTATTTGGAACGTCTTAGTAGCAGCTGCTGCCACCTTAAGTACAAGGCAGGGATACGTTGTACCTAAGGTGGGTGCAAGCGTGTCGTAGATCTTGACATAGACTGCGTTAGACGCGTCTTTGCTGTTGTCTACTCGCACAGCAAACAGTCGACCAGGATTACCCGTAACATTCGGAGCAATCGCAGCTGAGGTTACCGCGCTATCAACGACAACCTTAAAGCGTACAGCACTACCGTGCTTGGTCGATGTCAGTGCCATCTACTACTTCTTTCCCATGCCAATAGCAGCCATCGCTTTCTCAGCAGAATCGCCAGCAATGTAGGCAAGGCCCAAGTAAAGCCACTGGGCAGACTCCAAGCGGCCAGCAACAAGCAAGCCAGTACCAAGAGCAAGAACAGCAAGTCGACGCCAAGAGACGCGCTTCTGAGAACAAAAGAGAGAGTTGATAAAGTCTTTCATGACTTCTCCTATGATAAGAGGAACTTTGCAGCAAGCGTACCTACAACTGCTGCTTGTGTTGATCCGTTAGCACGAGTAGACGTACCCCAGTAGCGTAGTCCAGCTGCAAGGGCGTTTCCATCCGCCGCTACGTACTCAATCGATGTCCCCGCTGGGACGGGAAAAATGTAGTCAGGGTTGTTGCTGTCGGGCGCGCCAGATGTGGCATCCCACGCTTTAATGTAAGAAACTGCGGTAGTTGCTGTACCCTCACCTTTTATACAGAAGAGTGTGGTCGCGCCTGAGTTAGCCTGAACCCCGCTTGCGTCAGTTACTGCGCTATCTGATACGAGTGTGTCGGCAAGCGCAGCTGCGACATTTCCAATAGTAACGGCCATGATAGACTCCTATGATGTGAGCAGTGTAACAGTCACACCCGCAGAGTTGCTGAGTGTAGGTGAAGTGGTGTTGTTATCGGTGGGGCCAGTAACACACCAGAAACTCAGCTTAGTAAAAGACAAGCCATCGGGTATCGCCCATTGTTTTGTCTCAGCTGCGTTAACTCGAATCATCATTTCGGGTAATGTAGTCCCAACCGTAACTGACGACTCAGAGATGGTCAGCTTAACGTAGCTGTTTGAGCTCGAAGCGTTGACGACTTTAATCGAGTAAAGACTCCCAGGTTCTGAAGTCACGTCAATGTTTGGTGTCGAGTTAGTGATCGTCTGTTTAACGATCTTGTACTTCAAGACCGTAGCGTCAAATTGAGCTGCAGAAAGTGCCATGAGTTCTCCTTAGAGAGGTAAGTATACGTCGGCGGCGATACACTCACCGTCTTTAGAGCCTACGTTAGTCGCCCGAAGTGACCAGGAATCTCCACCATCAGTGCTGCTCAGCACATCTCCGGTGTCGCAGACGGCAACGTAGGTAACGCCATCTGTCGCGAGTCCAAAGACGTTTCCGTGAGAG